AAATGCTTTTAGTGCGGCCAACACAGCCAGCATAGTTTTACCTGTGCCTGCCGGGCCAGTAGCGAAAACTATTAAGCGTTGGGGATCTTCTAGTAAATCTATGTATGTTTCTTGGTTACGACTTTTTGGCGTTAGTGCAATTGTTTTTCTTTGTTTTTGATATGGTTCAATGTTGCTTACTACAGATAATTGTGTTACTTCGCTTCTACGGCGTTTGCTCAAGACTGCCTCCTTTGTATGTGGTGGTTCTGTTGACATTTGCCAGTTAGTGGGCTTGTCAATAAGTCCACGCAAATATTTAAGGATTAGAATTGTTCATTTAATGACTATAGAAATTTAAATATATTGGACTAAGTATTAGACCGTGTCCACTCACAATAAAGTCTATTGTTTAGATCTTGTTTGATATCCGCTGCTTCAAATCCAAACTGTTCGGCATATTCTTTTAATAGTTTTGGTGACCATGGAAAAAAATCTATTTCTTTACACTCTTTGTTTCCGTGGTCCTGTAACCCAGGATTAACTCTCCAATAGATTCTAGCGGCAGGATTAAGTAAATTAACTATACACTTAATTTGTTTCTTAATTGTTTCTTCTGGGCCAAAGTTTATACTACCTAAACAAAATGCAACGTCGAATCGTTGTTCTGTTTTGAAATCTTCAATTGTGGTTTGATGATCAGCTTGCTCAAATGCAGGATCTATTCCCACTAGGTTAGCAATTAACGTTTTAAATGGATTTATCCCGCATCCAACATCTAATACCCATTCATCCGGGTTAATTTTTTTAGCGAGACTTAATCCAGAATATTGATAAAGATTAAGATGCCCACGCCAGTGCTGGCTGAAATAATTATTGAGTAGTTGTTGATTCATATAATTACTTATTATGCTACCTGACAGAATATTTTTTACTGGCGTTCCCGGCTCGCGTTGGAGCGGCATTGCCCAAACGTTGGAATCCATTCCGGGATTCAATACTAGCGATCGCACACCCGAACGCACATATGAGCATCATGCCTATACAGGGCATGTGGGTGCTTACTTTGGATGGAAGATGGAATTTGATCCTGTGATCAGCTGGGTGGGGCAAGAACATATTGATCAAGCGTGGACCGAGCCAGGTGGATGTCGCTTGGTCAAGAGCCATCAATGGCCCGATAAGTTTGCTGAAATAGAACGTCATTATCCTGATGATTGGATCATGCTGGTATATCGCCCGGACATGGCCAGCTTTGCTTGGTGGCACGAAGCAGGTGGATTTCAGATTAAGTACCCTAGTTATAAATGGTACCAAGACGAAGCAGATATGTTACACGAGATATCAAGGAACAATAAATTAATGCTACAGTATGCCTGTGAAAAACGTGCCACGTGGAATTACTTTACCGCAGACTGGATTAAAGAAAACTTTGATGCTGATGTAGCAGTTCCAGTTATTCATCCAGATATATTAGTAACTGTAATAAAATGAAAGATCACGTTTGGTATATTAAATACAGTAGTGCCTGTACGATTTTAGTAGCAATGGTGTTTCATGTACTAGGTATAACTCCCTGGAATAGTTTCTTACAAATGATTGGAGCCGCAGGCTGGATCTATGTTGGCTATCGCTGGAACGAACGTGCGCTGATGCTCAATTTTATCCCACAGTTTTTTATAATCATCCCTGGATTAATTTATATGTATTTTTTCAAATAAGGATAGCACATGTCAAACAAGCATTTATTAATTGTTACCGGACCGCAAGGATCAGGTAATCATCTTTTTAGTAGAATTCTAAGTCAACACCCAGATGTTGAGGGATGGGAAGATCTTAAAAAAGAATATTGGGTTCCTAGTGATATAGAACCATTTGCTGAATACTGGCGATTTCCTGAACGATTAACTATAGATAAATTTGCAAATAGTCAGTATTTTTTAGCCAATGTATCTTGTCCAGTTTATATGGACGGAACTCGTATTATTCCTAAAATTCGTGAAGTCGCTGATCGTGCGCGAAAGCTGGGTGTGCAAGTAACTATCGCTATAATTGTACGTGATAAGAATATCAACACAGTGCAGCAGCAAAGATTAATGAACGGATTTAGTTCCTTGGCAACGGCACAAGAATACTACTATGATAACATTTTAACTAGTGAGCATGAAGTACATTTTGTAGATCATGAAGCATTTTTCTTGCACGGAAAGCACTATCTTAAATGGTTGTCTAAAATTATGAATTTTCCTATTGCATGGAATAGCGACTCCGTTTATGACTTTATAGAAAAAGACGCTAACCATAAATACATTACACCAATTGAAACACATTGGTTAGATGAGCACATTCGAGCAGGTCGCAGACCCTACAAAGATCGAAATATAGACGATCCAGCCAACAAAATAGCATAAATATAATAATATACAAGGAGTTCCATAATGGACGCAAAACAATTTGTAAACAAAATCGTTGATGAAAATCAAGCCCTTTTCCGCGCCAGCCAACATAATGTAAAGGCTTACTTCGATAGCAAGCCAGCTAAAGAAGAGTTAGTAGAACATTTTATTGGTCGTATGATCAACGAGCGTATGAACATGGTTGAAATTGCCCAACAAGTAGCTAACATGCCTGCAGATGCTGACCCAGTTGAATTACAACTGTTGACTCAACAGGCACACGACGAAGCTGTACACTTTCGATTAGTTAAAGAAGTTATTGAACACATCCAAGGCTCGCCAGTGGATGTACAAGCTGCTATTGCTGCCGAAGCTGCAAAACCCACAGCAAAAGGTGCCAGCCTACTACAAAAATATGATGCACAAGATGATGCTGCTGCGCTAGCTGCTTATCAATTGGTTGCCGAAGGTCGTGCAGAAGCTGTGTGGAATCAAATGGCTGAATGCATTGAAGATGAGTTTATTAGTAATGCTTACGCTAAAATTGCCAAGGATGAAGGTTTCCACAGCAAAATTGGTGCTAGAGCTTTAGAAAAGCTAGTTACCACTGAAGCAGAACAAGTACGAATCGAAGCACTGGTTGCTCAGATGCGTAAAGACTTGTATGATATCAGTTGCCGGAATACCACTGCTGCTGCGGATGGTAAGCGACTAGTAGCCGACGCTTACGGCTGGTAATGAATATAGGACTCAGTCAACGAGTCCTGTTACACAAAAATAGAGCGTATGACGCCTTAGAGCATGGATGGTATTCATACTTAAAAGCGCATACGCTCTTTCCTATTGCAAACAGGCCTGGTCAAGATTTTAACAGTTTAGCTAACGAGCTAGATTGTTTTGTTATCACCGGCGGGGATGACAGCACAGTCAGACGGTTAACCGAAGTAAGATTGGCCACACACATGATTGCCAGACAAAAGCCCGTGATTGGTATTTGTCATGGAGCATTTTTGATTACAGAAATGCTTGGTGGAGAAATAGCAGAAATTGGCAATCACGTAGATTGCGAACATCAGGTCAACTACTTTGGTGAACTGATTACTGTAAACAGCTATCACTCATTGGCAATTAAAACCCCACAGAAATCAGCTACTATTTTAGCCTACGACGAGCACGGCAACTGCGAAGCCTGGATTGACGGGAATACTGCTGGTATAGTGTGGCATCCTGAGCGAATGAATGTGCCCTGGATTCCGGAAGAGATCGAGCAATTATTAGGTAAATAATACAACAGGATCAATCATGGCTACAAATATTAAAGATATTATTGAAAATTTAAAGACACTATCAATGACTGATAGTGCCATTAACAGCTTAATGGATTATGAGCGTGTAATTGACGAACTAGACGTATACACTTTTGATAATTGGAAAAAAGGCGAATTAGTTGAAGGGCCAAAATATGAAAAATATTTTGTAACCTGTACATTTATGTGGCCTTACAAAATGATGCCCGATCCCAGAGGCGGCGAGCGTCTATTAGATTACGGCTGCGAAATAAAATTTAAAAAAGATCATTTACAATATCCAATTAAGTTAAAGGATCCTGATGATTTTAAACCAGGAACAAAAGTACCAAAACAAGCTCGTGTTCCAGTTTGGTTAGTGGAAATTGTTATGCCCAAGCAGCTCATGCAGGAAATTAATCAAGGCAGCGTTGAACTAGAATCTGGTACTGTTGATGCTGAAGATATTGAGCAAAGTTACGAAACAGGATTAGATGACAACATGTACAAAACAGATAGCCAAGCACCAACGTCTGCTAGCCAAGGTGAGGATACTACCCCACAAGGAGCCCAAAATGGACCATTCTAATATCAACGAAGGCTTGGAGAAAAACGATCTAAAAAGATTAGTACACCCTGAATTGCACATTGACGAATACAAAAGTAAAATGGGCAAAGATGAAGATATTATTGTGCTCAGTTTTAAAGTCACTGGGCGCGAGCCGGCTGAAGATCTTGTTAACTTCATTGAAAAAGGTTACGAATGGGTAATTGATGCCGATATCAGTTCTGGCGAAATGGGCGACGGGGATTATATTGTGTTTGTAGAAGCTGATAGAACACGCGATATTCCTGAGAACATAATAAGTATGGTGGAAGATGTAATGAATTTGACCGAGCAGTCAATTGACGATTGGAGACTGCAACTAAGATCAAATCCAACACAACTTGAGCTAACAGTAGATAATATTAAAAACAACGTTCCACTTACTACAAAAGATTACCTACGTCAGTACGGTTCAAAAGAACTAGACGAAATGCGTACTGCTGCTGGTATTTCAGTTAACACAAAAGCACCCAAAAACGACTATACCCAAAGCCTCAGAAGTTTAGCAGGCATCCTCTAAAAACATCCAAAATCCATAAATACTGTATCGAGGATACAGTATGTGGATACTACAATTTTTACCAGATAGCTTCATTTTATATGTAGTTTATTCAGCAATAGCACTAGGTGCTGTTGGGCTACTGGCTAGCTACATCATCAAAGTTATTCCTTTCTTAAACATCTATAGAATCCCTATACAGATTTTATCTATTCTGTTGCTAACAGCTGGTGTGTACTGGTACGGCGGGTACAGCACTGAAATGTGGTGGCGCGGCGAAACTGCACGACTACAAGAAGAGATTAGAAAATCCGAAGAACGGGCTCCTGTAATTACCAAAGAAGTAGTTACAAAGTATAAAGATAAAATTCTTATTGTAAAACGTGGTGTGGAAGTTGTTAAAAAAGAAATTGAAATTAAACGTGAAATTATTAACGAAGGCTGTAAGTTAAATCCTACAGCAGTCGAAATGTATAACAAAGGTGTAACAGGATCTGTGGAGGAAACAAAATGAGATACTTCTTGTTATTAACAGTTTTCCTTGCAGCATGTACAACCACTGTTCCTGTTAAGCGTAAGTTTCCTGATGCAGACCCTTATATGTTCGAGGCTGCACCTACACTAGAAAAACTTCCATCAAACACACAAGACCTAGACAAGTTAATTGCTAACTCCGCAGACAACTACGGAAAGTACAGAGAACTTGTACAACGTTACGAGATGTGGAAAGAGTGGTACATTAAACAAAAAGAAAACTTTGACAGCGTAAAATGAAAAAAATAATAACAATAGCCATATTGGCAATCACATTATCAGGCTGTGCTACAGTAGACACAGTTAAAAAATACTGGCCAAGAGATCATGATCCTGTAATGTTCAATCAATTAGTAACAGCGAGTATTGCAATTGAAACAATTAATTGCGATCATCCAGATTGGAGTCCGGTAGTAGAAGTAACAAATCATTTATCCCGCTCAGCAGAATGGCGCGGTGATCCTCAAGCAGACAATCTTAAGGGATTGTTAAATCATGCGGAACGTATGAGTCACGGTGGTAGCCGAACGTTCTGTGAACTAGGTAAGAAGACCGCTATACAAAGAATAGAAGCAGCAAAGTCTGCATGGAAAGGAAGATAAATGCATCCATTGGAAACAGAAATACAAGCAATTAACGAACAATGTCAGATGGGTAATATAAGCGCCGAAGAGCGAAATTACCTATTGACAGAAATTAGAGATATTCGTGTAGCACAAGAATGTGCAGGTAATGAACAACTGTTCAGGCAATTAGTACAAGCATGTAATATCGCTATGGCTGTAGTTTAATAAAAGGAGATGAAATGCAATTAACGGTAAGTCAAATAAAAGAAATGGTTCCGGGTATTCCTTATGCGGACCATTGGGTTGGGGCTTTAAATCAACTATTACCTGATTATGAAATTAACACACCCAAGCGTGTAGCAGCATTCATTGCTCAGTGTGCTCATGAGTCGGGCGGATTTAAGTTTTTATCTGAGAACTTGAATTATAAAGCAGAAAGCCTAATGAAAGTATTCCCAAAATACTTTACCGACATGGGCACTGCAAAAGCTTATGAAAAGCAACCTGCAAAGATTGCAAATAAGATTTACGGAGGTCGTATGGGCAACGGCGACGAGGCCTCGGGCGATGGTTTTAAGTACCGCGGTCGTGGACTAATTCAATTGACTGGTAAAACAAACTACGAATGGTTTGCAGCCAGTATTGAAGTTAGTCCTGAAGTGGCAAGTGCATACCTAGAAACATTTGAAGGTGCTGCACAAAGTGCTTGCTGGTTTTGGGAAAGCAACAACCTAAACAAAGAAGCCGATGCTGGTGATATCAAGTTAATGACTAAAAAAATCAATGGTGGTTACATTGGGTTAGATGATCGCATCAAGCATTACAATCACATGTTGCATGTGCTAGGAGCATAATATGAAATATCTACTAGTTCTATTATTACCCATGACTCTCATGGCGTGTACTGAAGGGTATCGTTACCCTTGCCAAGATCCAGACAACTGGGATAAAAAAGAATGCAAGAAGCCGTACTGTAGTGCAAACGGAACTTGCCCCGAAGACTTGCAACATTACGAAAAAGATAAAGCAGGTAACCCTATTCAACAAGTGGTACCCATGCAACCATCACAAAAAAATACATCTAAAGGAGATTGTAAATGATATTCGCAAAAGAAAAATATACTACTGACGAATTAAACGCACGACTGAAGTTTTTTATTGGTATTATTCTTGGTTTAACCCTGTTTGGTATTGTGTTTGTTGTTTTATTCAGTTTGATTTTTGTAACACAACCAATGAACGGAATGAGTCCAGTTGATAACAAGTTCTTTGAACTTATTATTCCTGTTGCCACATTCTTGACTGGTACATTGTCAGGCATTATGCTGGCCGGCGATGACAAGGATTTGCGTGGTAAAGCGATTGATGCTGCAACTAAACCGTATACACCACCACCAGAACCATCATCAGTTGCAAAAGCATCAGCACCTAGCTTTAGCCCAGCACCAGTTGTAGCAGCAGCGGCAGCACCCGCAGCAACCGATTCAGTACAAATGGTAAATGGTAAGCCAGCTCCAGTGCAGCCAGCATTTCCAGAAATTTAAGGAAAAGGTACAATGAGCTTTATAACTGATATGTTAAAAGCAGAAGGCGATAGTAATCCTAGTAGTAAAAGGACTATTGCCCTTTTGGCTTTTTTATTACTTGGTACTAGTTTTATCACTGAATTGTTCTATGGTATGAAAGTAAGTCAACCTACCATTGACACAATGATGTATATTGTAATTGGTGGATTAGGATTTACATCTGCAGAAAAATTTATTAAAAAGGAAGAAAAGAAATGAAATATCTATTAGCACTTATGATTGGTTTATTTGCAACCACAGCAGTATATGCCGAAGCAGAAACTAAAAAGGCATGTGTAAAACAAATGGATCCAAAGACCAAGAAGGAAAAAGAAGTTTGCAAAACTATCAAGGTTCATAAGAAACTTGAAGGTACTGCAATTCCCGACGGCAAGAAGAAGTAATTCTCTGTAACTCAATTGTACGGTCAATGCCAAAAGTGTTGACCGTATTTCATTTATACTATATAATATTACTATGACACATTATGATACCTTGGGAGTTCCTGAGTCCGCCAGTCTGGATGAAATTAAAAAGGCCTATCGTAAGTTGGCCAATCAACATCATCCTGACAAAGGCGGTGATACAAATCAATTCCAACAAATACAAGCGGCATATGACGCTGTCGGAGACGAACAAAAACGTGCCCAGTATGATGCCGAACGCCGTGGCGGTGGCGGATTCAGATTTACAGTAAATGGACAGGATGTTGGCGGTGGTGGTATGCCGCATGAAATGGAAGATATGTTGCGTAATTTTGGATTTGCATTTGGGCCGGGCTTTGCTGGGCACGGAGATCCATTTGCACAATTTAGGCAACCGCGACGTAACAAAGATCTGCAAGTGGATGTAATTGTTAGTCTTGCTAGTACACTAGATGCTCAAACAAAAACAATCAGCGTTCAAAATACCAATGGTGATCGTACTACAGTTGAAGTACAAATACCACGTGGTGTGAAACCCAATAGTACAATTAAATATCCCGGGCTCGGAGATAACTTCTTTACCTCGTTACAGCGTGGAGATCTTTATGTTAGAATTCACGTAGAAGGTGATACTAGATTTACAGTAGATAATTTAGATTTATATAAGACCATTGAAGTTTCATGTGTTGATGCTATGCTTGGTTGTGTATTAACTGTAGAAGGTTTGGATAATAAAAAATTTGATATTACTCTCCCAGCTGGCTCGCAACACGGATCTAAATTTAGACTGCCACAACAAGGATTGTATGCAATGAACCAAACCCATAGAGGATCATTGATTGTAGTATTGCATATTAACATTCCTACTAATTTATCTGAGTCACAAATCGCTGTATTACGCAACATCTTCAACTAATAATATAAATATTTTTATGTTACAAACCAATCCCGAAATTGATCATGTTGTGTCCGAAGCTACGCTTTTAGCAAAATCTTTCAGTCACGAGTATGTAACACTGGAGCATGTCTTTTTAAGTATGGTTAGATATGATCCATTTAAAGATTTCATTGTCAGTTACGGTGCCGATGTTGAGGGTCTAGATGCAGACCTTGATGCTTATCTTGGTGCACAAGACTTGTTGGTAGTAAACGATTCTGATCCTAAAAAAACACATGCCTTAGAGCGTGTTTTTAATCGTGCATTCACCCAGGTACTTTTTAGTTCCAGAACCCATGTACAAATGATGGATTTATTTCTAAGTATCCATGCAGAAACTAGTAGCTATGCACATTACTTTATGGTCAAGTACAATCTTGATCGTGCAAAGCTTGTTGAAATGTACAATAAAAGTTATAAATCTGAAGCAGGTAAAGCTGTAGCAAGTGCAAGTCAAGCAGATAAGATTCTTGAACACTACTGTGACAACTTAAACAAAAAAGCCGAAGAGGGTAATATAGATCCGGTTATCGGAAGAGAAAACGAAACTAACGAAATTGTTGAAACTTTAGCACGTCGTAACAAATCAAATGTACTAATGATTGGCGATCCAGGTGTTGGTAAAACAGCAATTGCCGAAGGATTAGCTCTAGCTATTGTTCTCAAAACAGTGCCAGAATATCTACTAGACTATACAGTATACAATCTTGATATCAGCAGCTTGTTGGCAGGTAGTAAGTACCGCGGCGACTTTGAAGAAAAGATACACGAAATACTTGCAGCACTTAATGTTAAAGGCAAGTCAATACTGTTCATTGACGAAGCACATCAAATGCGCGGTGCAGGTGCAGGAAGTCAAAATAGTGTAGACTTTAGTAATATAATTAAACCTGCACTAAGCAAAGGTAAAATTAAAGTTATTGCTAGTACTACATGGGAAGAATATACGCAGAGTTTTGAAAAGGATCGTGCATTAATGCGACGCTTTCAACGTATTACTATCGACGAACCAAGTCCAGTAATAGCCAAAGAAATTTTATACGGATTACGTCTAAATTTTGAAAAGTTTCATGACGGTACTATTACCGACGATGCTATTGATGCAGCAGTTGAGCTCAGTGTGCGTTATCAAACAGATAAAAAACTCCCAGATAAGGCAATTGATCTTATTGATGCTTCTTGTGCCAAGTTAAAAATTAAAGGTACAGCATGGATTGTGGATCGTGCTGTTATCATTAACACTATCAGTAGACTTACTAGAATTCCTGTAGAACAGATTGGTAATACTGAAGGCGCAAAAGGAATTGAAGGTCTAGAAGCAAATGTCAAAGATCGACTGTACGGACAAGATGCTGCTGTAGATACTGTGCTAGAAAAAATCTATGTTAGCCGTGCAGGATTGAAATCATTGAGTAAGCCAATTGGTAACTTCTTGTTCTTGGGTCCAACTGGTACTGGTAAAACAGAACTAGCAAAGTTACTGGCAGAAAATCTTGGCATGAAACTGTTACGTTACGATATGAGTGAATATCAAGAACGTCATACTGTTGCTAAACTAATTGGTGCTCCTCCAGGCTATGTGGGCTACGAAGATGGCAACTTGGGTGGTGGGTTACTGATCAGTGATATTGAAAAGAATCCAAACTGTATTATACTAATGGACGAAATTGAAAAAGCTCATCCTGATGTAAGCAACATCTTACTGCAAATGATGGATGAAGGAACTATTACCAGCAGTAACGGTAAGAAAGCCGACTGTCGCAATGCTATTGTTATTCTAACCAGTAATCTTGGTGCTGCGGATAACGAACGTAACACAATTGGTTTTACCAAAGAACTGCAGAAATCCGGCGAAGATGACAAAGCAGTTAAAGACTTCTTTAAACCTGAATTTCGTAATCGTTTAGATGGCATTGTCAAGTTTGCCAAACTTGATGATCTAAGTATGCGTAAGATTGTTGGCAAGTTTATTGGTGAACTAAACGATTTACTACTAGAAAAACAATTACGTGTTAGACTAACTGAAGCTGCAGTAGACGAATTGGTTACTAAAGGGTTTGATCCCAAGATGGGTGCTCGTCCATTGCAACGAAAGATCAATGACTTAATTAAAGTACCTCTAAGTAAAAAGATCTTGTTTGACAAAATTCCTAGTAACAGTATAATAGTAGTAGGTTTTGTCGATGATAAGTTTGATTTTCAAATTATAGCTTCGGCTGATACCACATATAGAATAGACGAAAATGGATATATCCTTTTGGAAGAGCCTATCATCTGACGTTCAGATTGAGTATACTTCTAAGCAGTTTTACAAACAATACCTATATCGATTAGAGATAAATGCACCCGGATGCAAAAGTATTCGTAGTGAAGATATAGGTGAAAATATTGAACGTAGAAAGTCTTTTGCTCGAGATTACAACTATGGTGGTTCGTGGTGGGATAAAAGATTAAGGGAGATTCTATCATCTGCGGATATAGGATTTTTATACGCCCTTAAAGATTTATTCTACGAATACCCGGATGTTAAAATTCGCACAGAAGAACCAAAAGTATCCATTTATGCTGATTGCGAGATCATGCTGCAAAGTGTAGCTAAATCTATCAGTCCCGATTATAGACATCATATCATTTCAGCTACAGGCCCAGAGAGCAGTTTCAAAGAAAACATCTTAAAGGGTAATGCTGTTTTGGTAAAACGGCAACCGGCATTTAAATATCGTGTTTATTTCAAAGAAAAACGGTTTGACATAACGTCAAGAGTCCAAATACACAACTATCTTGTAAGCCTTGGTGATTTAGTAAAGATGACTTCAAATACTCAAGAACAATTAACTAGATCCGGAGATTGGATGTGGGGTTGTTATTTCTACACCAACGATCCCGGAGTAGCTAATTTGGTGCGTATTATTAATCCAGATATCATCAGAGAAGTTTGTGAGCTGGTATATATACAGGAATAAATACCTGTATATCAAGGAGCCCATGATGGCAAAAATACACGAAGAAGTAATTGTAATTACAGTCAGTAAACTAGTAAAAGACTCTGATGCAGTAGATGCACCTGATCTTGCAAATACAGAGATCATTGCAGCTTTAGGATCAGTAGCAGAAGAATTATTCGGCAACGGCGTTGTTGTCGAAGTAAACAAAGCCTAATCAAATTTAACCAAGAGAGAAATCAATGACCAAAAAAGTAATTGGAGATAATGCCTCTACGCAGGCAAGCGCAGTGGCCGCGATTAAAGCAGCAGCAGCACAACGTGCAGGTGCTACCCCTTCACCAACTGATGCAGTTGCAATGATTAAAGCAGCAGCAGCAAAGCAACAACAAGCACCACAACAACAAGGTCAACAATTTGACTTTAGTAAATGTCATTTACATATTGGTATGCCTTGTTACGGTGGTAACGTAAGCGAACCAACAATGACATCATTGTTACGCTTTATTCTTATGGCGCAACAAGTTGGACTTAACTGGTCATTGGATACCATGGTCAATGAGAGTTTGGTTACTCGTGCCCGTAATAATCTAATGGCTAAAATGATGACCAACAAGTCTGCTACACACTTTATGTTTATTGATGCTGATATTCGTTTCCAACCTGAATCCATTCTACAAATGATGGCCTGTGATAAAGACGTTATTGGTGGATTGTATCCCAAGAAAGCATTACCAGTTAATTATGTTATTAACTTACGTCGCGAAACTAAAGTACAAGGCGATATCTTTACTGTAGACACAATGGGCACTGGATTCTTGTTATTCAAGCGCCACGTATATGAACAACTGTGTGTAGCACATCCAGAATGCAAGTATGTGGACGATGTTGGTTTAGGTAAACAGTATGAACCTACAATGTTTAGCATCTTTGATGTTGGCATTGACGAAAAAGGACACTACTTGTCTGAGGATTGGTTGTTCTGTCGTAGATGGTGTGCGCTAGGTGGCGAAATCTGGGCACATGGTAAAGTACTGCTGAATCACATCGGACACTATGAGTTTGTTGGTGATCTAAGCAAGATGCCATCATTTACTCATCCTCCAGGCGAAACAGCAGATGTAGGTGCTGGTCCTGCTGCATTGCAGGATGCTATTAAAATGGCACAGAAGACACCTGCCTGATGAGTACAGAGACCCTCCATTTTAAAATTGGGTTGAGTACTAACTCAACTGCCAAAATGCCAGAATTTACCCTAGGTGTAAACGGTACAACATATTTTAAAGGAACATTAAGTTCCGGGGGGTCCACTGAATATTTTGAGTTTGATGCTGAGATACAAGAAGGGGATGGGGTATTCGAACTCTGTCTCCTTAATAAGCAGGAAACTGATACTGTAAAAGGTGACAACGGAGAGATCTTAGAAGATATGCTACTTAACGTAGACAGCGTTGAAATAGATGATATTGGTCTGGGATTTTTGCTATGGACTCATAGCAAATATTTTCCAACGTACCCCGAAAGTTATATTGAATATTGTAAAACCGCTGGTAACGATTTACCAGAATCCGTATTAAACTGTGTGACCATGGGGTGGAACGGGACTTGGAAAATCCCTTTTACTAGCCCTTTCTTTGTTTGGCTATTAGAAAATCTTTAAACTAAATATAGCAATAGAATGGTAAAATCATGTTTATTGCTAGTTTATTTGAAAATTATATTACTGAAGCTGGAGCAAACTTAGTAGTCCTATATCCTGGAAGATTTCAACCCTTTCATTTAGGACACAGAGAAGTATTTCAATCCCTTCAAGGTAAATTTGGACGCGATAGCGTGTATATTGCCACTAGCAATAAAACAGAATTACCAAAAAGCCCCTTTAATTTCACAGATAAAAGCATACTAATGCATGCCGCTGGTATTCCTGGCGATCGCATACTTGAAGTTGCAAGTCCTTATAAACTCCCTGCTCAGTTTGATGCTGCAAATACTATCTTTATAGCCGCAATAGGTGCACCTGATGTGCAGCGCCTGTCGCCGGACAGTATTAAAAAGGATGGCACAGAAGGATACTTTAAAACTTTTAAAAGTATAAAAGAATGTGCTACAGCTGACAAACATGGCTATGTTATTGTAGCCGAAGAACGTCACAAAGTCATTAACATTGCCGGACAGCAGATAGATGTTAGTCACGGCACACAAACCCGCGAAGCATGGAATTTAGTAAGAGACAATCCCAAACAACGTAGCGAATTCTTGTTACAAATGTACGGTAGAGATGATGCAGAACTAGGGCGTGTACTGGACAAAATTGCTCGCCCGGTCACTGAAGAAGCAGCCGGAGTTGGCGTAGTTAAAAACGGTAATGATCCACGTTATAGCATGGCCACCATGGGCAACGATAATGATGTAACTGCTGCTACACTTCCCAAGATGATGAAGGGCTACCGTTTAACAGAACGCTATAATAAATTACAAGAAGAAATAGCATCTTTAAAAGAAAAGTGGTCAACCAAGTATAAAAAAAGCATCAACTGCAATAACCCAAAAGGGTTCAGCCAGCGAGCACATTGCCAAGGTAGAAAAAAATAATGTTACAGCACATCAAAGCTGATGTACATTGTTTATGGGACGATCATTTACCAATCTATCGCATATTTGTAGACGACGATTTGATAACAGAAAGAACATTTATCTGGCACTGTTATCGAGTTGTAATACGTGAGAATTTAGTTTGTGATTTAGAACCCGGAATACACACACTCAGAGTTGAAGCTGTTAATATTAGCGAAAACGGTGGCTTTAGATTTGAAAATTTTATACTCGAAGGCCGGACTGATGCGGAACATCCTAATCATCATGATCCACAATACAAACAGATCACCTTTATTGTAAACTAATAAATACTAATTATTATAGGTAATTGACATGAAACCAACAGAATTTATTGTAGAAACTAGCCAAATTGCACAAGAAGCAGACGACATGCATGCTGACCATGAAGTACAAATGGCCAGATCTGATTGCTATAGTGCAGCCAAATACGCCATTGAGCTACATCGTATGCTTAAAGAGATCAGCGAACAACAAGGACTGGATGGCTGGGTAAGCGAAAAGATTACACTAGCAAATGATTACTTACGCTCAGTGCATGAGTATCTAGGGCACGAAATGGCACATGGTCAAGAGCAGGCCATGATGAGCTTCACTGCAGAAGCTGCAGAGTATGCCGTTGATCAATTGCTAGTAGAAGATGATTACGATGATGCTGTGGCTGATTTCTTATCCAAGAACAAACCTACAGTAGGTAAAACACACAAGCCAAGAAAATCAGAACGTTTAGGCGGTAGTAGACATATTGGCGGTGGTGGAGAAAAAATGAAAGCAAGTCGCACAGGAATAAGTTCTAAGCCAACAGGTAAAGCTGTTGCAGGTCAAGCTAGTCTAGGCGAGGATGGCCAGAAAGGCATGAGTCGTGCTGCTAAAGGCTATGAGAAGTACGGCAAAGAGGGCATGCAAGCATTAGCCAAGGCCGGACGTGAAGGAAAAGATTTAACTAAGATTAGAGACAAGTACAACAAATACGATAAAGGTGTATCAGAAGTGGCAATGAGTCCTGCTCCAACTCCACAAAAAAGTGGCATTCCATCAGATGCAACAACCACAGTACCAGGAATGAAGGCTACCCCGGCTGATTTAAAGAAAGCTAACTCAAGTGCAGTTATTGGCGAAATGGCCACAGGTGGTGGATCCAGTTCGGGCGGTATTGCTACAAGCATGGGCGGCCCAGGACATAAATCAACATCGGGCGTTCCCAAGAAGGTTGGTAATGTACACAAGTCAAAAAAAATTGCAGTGGGCAAAGGCGTTTACTAATGAGCGACATGCGTGACCTACTAGAGAAGATGTCATTTGCCGGACAGGCAGCGGGGCAAAAGCCCGGTGACCAAGTTCGTGGCAGTGAACCAATGCCTAAAAAGGGCGGAGGTAAAAAACATCCTTACGCTGGTCGTCTAGTAGGTGGCACTGATGAAAGCATTGACTATTGTGATGCATGCGATCGTGTTAAGAGTAAATGTATCTGTGATGAAAAATCATCATTGAAAGAAGAATTTGATCAGTATCTTGCTGAGTACGGTGCACCAGGGTCTGCTATTGGCAACGATACTGGCACTAATCCTCAAGAACAGGCAGCATTACGTCAACAACAAACTGCACAAAAACAAGAAATAAACAATCAACTTGCGGGACTAGTGGCGCAAGTAACTGGTGCACGAGCACAAATTGCACAGATTAACAAACAATTTCCTCAGGGTGCTAATCCAGTGGAAAAATCAATGGCACTAAGAGATATGCAAGGTCAAAGAATAGGTTTGCAAAATCAAATTGAAGATCTAATGACCCAAATTGCAGCATTGCGCTCACAAGCATTATAAGAGAGATAGAAATGTTTTTAGAAGATTTTTACAATAAAAAGAATACACCCGAAGGCTTTGGTGCTGCAGTCAGTAATGTTGCCGCAAAGGTAGGTGACACATTGGCAAATGCATTGCCAAAAGAGATGCAACCATTTAATAACGATACTGCTGCAAAAAATTATGCAAGTCTTAGGCCAGTAAAAAATCCTGTTAAAGAGAACTCAGGAGTTACCAAGCACAATGATTACGATCGCTGGAGTGACGAAGTTGCCGCTGCAGGTGGTGAGATACACCCGCAGCGGGATGGAAATCGTTTGGTGGCACAAAGCTGGGACGGTGACACCATTGGTGAATTTAATCTTAAAACCAATCAAGGTTGGTTTGGTACTCAAGGTGTGGCGGAAGGCAAAGGTGATTTTGCACAAGCCATTGAAAATCTACACGGTTGGCATGAAGTAGAATCAAACAATCCTGACATAAGAATTTGGGAGTTTGATGATCGTGAAGGCGGTCACTACGCTCAAGGAACAGTGTATTACATTGAGAAAACTGGTCGCATACAAATAGAGTTTGAAGACCATGACGGGTATCACGGTGGTGATGTAACTGATGCTTTTGATTCCATTGGTGATGCTATGAATGTGTTAAAGAATATCACAGTGCAGATTAGACCAAACACCGGCAAAGCACGAGATTTTGATAAACTTGGTGGAAGAACTCTTGCAGGCCCAGATGATCTATATAAAACTGATCGTGTAGGCCGGAAAGGTACCTTGAACAAGAGTCGCATGGATGCTATGAAAACATCTAGTCCGTATCGCAAGACAGGCCCCGAAGGTCAATTACCAGAGTCTGCTTTAGCAGAAGCCACAGGTGATCCAAAATTTGACAAGATGCTTAAAGGTATTACAGGTAAAAGGAAAGTAGCCAAACAACAAAAAACAGATACCAAACAACAGGCACGTGATGCTTTTGGTGGTATGTTTGGTGGCGGTAATCCTGCTGATAAACTTGGCATCAGAAAGAAAAACGTAGACGAAGGTAGTGAACTGCCTCCTAATGTAGTAGACATGATCAAGAAAATTGCTCAAAGTACTGCAGCTCCCGAACACAAAAAGGCCATGATCAACGCCTTGATAGCAAAATATCGTGACTCGGCCATGGCAGAAACTTACGGTGCTGAGTTACATACCAAGCACAAGAAGAATAGATTCAAACAACTTCAAAAAATAAAGAAAACACAGAAAAAAGCATTTGGTCTAGACGAAGCTGGCTGCACAATGACCAAGGAGGGTCGCGAATGCCCAATGCATGGTTTACAGGAATGCCCTGGTTACGGAATGATGGAAACTTCTGCACAAAATAAATTGCACCAGCGTCATCAAGAAATTAGAAAGAAAAGTGGACTGCCACATCCTGATCATTACTTAAAGATGATGAAACAAAAGCAAGCAGAAATTGATGCATTACGATCAGAGATTGCTGCAGACAAGGCGAAAGGGCTAGGCGAAGCACGTAAGCCCGACTATAACTTTGATATAGAAGATATCAAGAAACTTGAAAAAATAAGAGACTTGTCTACGTTAAAAACGTTAGCGTTTGATTTGATCAGTAAACCTAGTGCCAAGCCAATGAAGCCAGAAAAAGTTGAATGGTTCAGATCAGCTCTAGAGCGTATGGATAGTCCACTTAAAGTTATCAAGTTGATGTACGACTTGATGTTGAGTGGTGAAGGACATCAAGTGATTGGATCACGTAACAGCATGAAGGCCAACAGCTATCGCGGACGTTTTAGCGAACAAGAAGATATTAACGAACACATTGAACGTTACGTTGAGGAACTTGGCCGTGCCGGATATGAAGTAGTTACTGAGTCGGCTATTGCTTGTCCTGAATGTGGCGGACCTGCATACAGCAATCCAATGTTGGCAGAGAAACAAGATGCTTGTTATCATAAAGTGAAAAGTCGTTACAAAGTATGGCCCAGTGCATACGCATCAGGTGCACTAGTTCGTTGCCGAAAAGTAGGCGCCAATAATTGGGGCAACAAGAGTAAAAAATGAAATACCGAGAACTGCTAGAAGCCTGCTGGAAAGGATATCATAAAGAGGGCATGAAAACCATGTTCGGAAAAAGGTATCCCAATTGCGTTAAAAATAAAAAATCCAACGAAGACATTGATACATCTCAGTTTGCAGAATCGGAACTAGAAGAAGATTTGCACAAATGGTTTAAAGAAAAGTGGGTGCGATTTGGCCCAGATGGAAAAATTCGTGGCGAGTGTGGCGGTCGAGATGACAGCGAAGGCAAACCAAAATGCTTGCCTGCTAGTAAAGCACATGCCTTGGGTAAAAAAGGACGTTCCAGTGCCGGTGCTAGAAAACGCAGACAAGATCCAAATCCGGAACGCCATGGCAAGGCAATTAACGTAGCAACCAAAAAGAAATGAGAAATTTAATTAGACTAGTTGAAGCTGCTGAAAAAGATTGCCCCATTGCCACTCACGACATTGATGTCAATTTGAAACACAGGCAGCGAGCCATAGATGAGTACTACTACGGTCCTGCCAATCCTGACAAGCCCGGCAGCTATTGGAAAGACGCTGCTCGACGTTGGAACATAGATGAAAAAACTGCCCGAACTATGCAGTGTGGCAACTGTGCAGCATTTGATGTTTCGGACAAGATGTGGGCCTGTATGGAAGCCGGCATCAAAGGTGATGATCAAGCCGTAGATGCCATGGCTACTGTACAAAAAGCCGATTTGGGCTACTGTAATTTTTTACATTTTAAATGTGCTGGTACTAGAAGCTGTACTGCTTGGGTGACAGGCGGATCAATTGATAACAAGGATCGCACCGAATGAAAACTCATGAATTCGCATCAATAAGCAAAAAGAACCGTGGAATAAAAGAATCAAGAAGTAAATCAATTGAAGACTTCAAGCCTGCCAATCAAGCCTTGGACGATTTGAAAAGCCGATATTTGCCTGATTGGGAAATGATAGATCATCAAACACTACAGGCCAAATACGTGGCCCAAGATCATAGACATGCACTAAAGTTTGTGGCATTTATAAATCAACTTTGTGAACAGATGGATCATTTTGCCGAAGTAACTCAAGATGTAGCCGAGGTTGCTGTTAAAACAGCCACGTTTGATGTAAAAGGATTGACCATACTTGATTTTCAATTGGCAATGCGTGTAGATGCTTATGCTCGAATGCATAATATTGAGCAGGTACGCATGCAAGGTAATTTTGGGATGCATCCATAACTCATGATAAAAGTTTGCGATTACAACATCTTGTTGGATCCTGTCTGTACCAAACCTAATCATAACATATTTGATTCAGAAGATTTTCGATACTACGACAAAGACGGATTTGAATTAAACCGTGCCGAAATTGGATTTTACCAAGCCATGAATTACAAATTAGATCGATCACTTAATCATCTCTGCTTTCAACAAGACTGGCTGAAAATAAACAGTGCTGGATTGTATCTTGATCATTGTTTGATTTTACATAGATGCAGATACGATAAAGAAGCCCAAGATCAATTGTTTACGTTACGAAAAACTATACCAGCAGCCAGCTTGGTGATGAATACCATTGCCAAATGGGGATTTGATTTTGCTCTTGATGCTGTAGATGATGACTACAATCTTTATGAAGTGTTGCACGTCGAATGCGATTACACATCATATGACAAATTTTGCCATCAGCTTGATCATGTTCAAAACAAACTAATGCAAATTGACTGGCAAGATGCTGCTCAACAAATACTCAGCAATAAAGAAAAATGGAATGGTTTAAAAGGATTCGAGCAGAATCACTGGAAGGCTAATTTTTTGCTAGGTTGGAACAAGTCAGAGTACACCGAAAAAACAATTTAACCAAGGAGAATCAAATGGCAAAAGCATCAACTAGCGGTAAAAATGTAATTCAAAAAATTGTAAAATTAACTAGTCAGGGCGGTCGTAATCCCAAGACCAGTGCAATGAACAAGTCAAAAAGACAGAGTCATAAACAGAGTAGAGGACAAGGTAGATAAATACCTATTATAGGGTTCGTTATGGAAGAATTAATCAAAACTAGTAAAGTGGCTTTTGCCAGCGAATATGCTTTTATGATCAAAGCACAGTTTTTTCACTGGAACATAGAAGGTCCAAACTTTCCACAATATCATGAATTATTAAATACAATTTACAACGAAGTGCAGGAACAACTAGATCCCTTTGCCGAAAACATCCGCAAGCTTGGTGCATGGACTCCAGCTAGTTTTACAAGATTCAGTATGTTGAGTCAAATTGAAGATGAAACACAGATCATGCCTGCTGAAGCAATGTTGGCAGAATTGTATCAAGACTGTGAAAAAATGATCCAAATGTTTCAAGTGGTTTACATGCTAGCTGAGCAAAATAGAGAATTTGGACTAGCCAACTTCTACGCAGACCGTCAAGATGCTCACGCAAAACATTGTTGGATGCTTCGCTCAACACTTAAATAACAATGCGGCTTAGGCCGCATTTTTTTAATAATTATATTCAAGGTATTATGCTAATTGTTTATATTCACGGCGCCAGCGCAACTGGAGAAAGTTTTAACTATATTCGTGATCATATTAAAGGTCACGAAGAATTAGTCATTGACTACGACAGTCGCAATGGCTTTGAAAAGAATCTAGCCGATATGCGTTATCAATTAAGTGAGTTTCATAGTATGTTTTTTATATGTCACAGTCTAGGTGGTATATATGCATTACATCTAGCCGACGAAATGCCTGAACGTGTTCTAGGTGCAATTACGTTAAGTACTCCATATGGCGGGGCTGAGATAGCTGATGTTGCAAAATACTTTTTGCCATACAGTAGATTATTAAAAGATATTGGGCCCAACTCATGGGCAATGCGGCAAGCAAGGAAGATAGAAATACATCATCCTTGGACCAATGTAGTTACCGTTACAGGTAATGCGCCTTGGGTAGTACAACCAAATGACGGGGTAGTTACCATTGCCAGTCAGCGTCATCATGGTCAAGACATGGAGTTAGTAGAATTAGAATCCAACCACTATGAAGTGGTACTAAGTGATCAAACAGTAAAGATAATTCAAGAAAGGTTACCACAATGATAGGCGAAATGTTAGTATGGGGATTTTTCAGCGCACTAGGTTGGATGAGTGCAAACTACACAGTAGAAAAAGTGTTTCCCGAAAAACAAATTAAAGAAGAACAAGTGTGTTCCATATGGCAAGAAGAAAAACAGTCAGACGGCACTGTACATAGAACAAGAATCTGCGAACCAAACATAAAGACTTCACCTTAGGACCGTGAGGGCGCGGCTGCTGCGCTACCCACGGGAGTCGTGCCCCAAGGGTTGAAGTGAGCAATAACATTTACGATACTATGCGAATTCAATTTGATTTTATACAAGGTCCAATGAGTCTAGAGATTGCGTTACTAGACAATCCTGCTGTTCAGGAATGGGCCAGGAGATTTGTAGGAACAAATTTAAAATTAAGATCAAACTTCTTTGATAATTTGTATGTTAGAGCGTGGGATCCTACATACGTACAACAATGTTTAGATAAACTATATATTGACTTATCAGAATTAGCATCCCTAGGATTCCCATATACCGGTGTTATGCCAACATGCTTAGATGAAATTACGCGAACATGGACCAATCATTTGCATAGATATTTTACTCATACATTATGGGATGTATGCGAGCAATGTGATCATCACGCCTCTGATCGCATAAAAGATCTATTGCACGATGTTAACATTTATGTTCACGAAATAGAAGATCATTATCCAAACGAGGCCGAAGGGTTGGCTGTTGATAGTATTCCAGAAATTTACTTGTCGTCGGAACCAAGTTATAAAGAAAACATCTGGTGGACTATTCCCGACGAGCACAGGCAATACCACAGCAAAGAATATGCTGATGTAATTATGGGCTCACAGATTCAAGGCAAAACTCTACTCAGGAATTACTTAGATGGCGATAATCCCAACGATAGAGATACTACCGGTCATTGGGTCGCCGCTGGTGCGTTGAGAATAATGACTACCGACGCTAGGCAAAGAATATACCAAAGTGTAGGATTTAACAATTGGTTACAACGATGGGGAGTCAATCCTGACGCTGCATACTATGATTTTCCGCTTGGCAACATAACAAATAAAAATCTTTTTCCCCTTATTGTCGATGCTTTTAGTCACGACCACCAAAAGGGACGATCGCATGTTACAGCATCATATTTTGAATAACGTATATTGTCAATGAATCCAAACTACTGCCCTGATTTATTTACTAACCTGTTTGTTCAAAAATATGATGCTACACATGCAGAACTTGCATATTGTTGTATAAGCGAAAGAACTACTCCAACAAATAAAATAGACTTTTTTCATAAAAAATTGGAAGATGGACGACAATATTTTTTATCAACCGGCGAGTTGCCCAAAGATTGTCAGGTATGTGTAGATTGTGAAAATAACGGAACAATATCACGACGTTTAGCAGAACTGTCGTATGAACATAGACCTTATACATTTGATCGAGACGTGCTGAGATTACAGTATAACTGTGACAACATTTGTAATTTAAAATGTATTGGGTGTGGTGGATGGTATAGTTCTGCTTGGATCGAAGATGAAATTAAACTTGGGAGCTTCGGAAGAATTGATCCTACCACCTCAGAAATATTTATTTTTAAACCAACTAAACACAATTCAATAATATTAGATCTGGATGTATCTAAAGTGCATTCGGTATATTTCAATGGCGGAGAGCCATTGATGACCAAAGATCACTTAAGAGTATTACAATATCTAGTAGAAAACGGAAAACCAAGTAATCAGATTCCAAAAGATATCCATGTTACTTATAATACAAATGCAACTCACCCACTAACAGATGAAATGATAAAAATGTGGGAGCAATTTGCTTCTGTACACCTAGTGGCCAGTATTGACGGAATTCATGATTCGTTTGAATATATAAGATTCCCAGCTAATTGGAACAAGGTTGTAGAAAATATTAATAATTATAGAAATGCTGGAATCCAAACATCTTTTGGTATTAATATTGGTGTTCACAATGTGATGTATTATAAAGAGTTGGAGCAGTTTTGTTTTGATAATTCTATAGAGTTAACTTATCAGCATGATACCCAAGGAGTGTTATCCTTAGTAAATTTACCAAAACACTTAATACCAACGGTATTGGAGTATCTTGAAACTTTACCCCAAACCAAAACTAAAGAAATATTAATAAACTGTGTATCCAAGATTCAACAACCGGATGTTTCAGCGTGGGTCAATTGGCTTAGTAAATTAGATTCCATACGTGGGAATAATTGGAAAAAAAGTTTGCATCGCCTTTATGATTTAGACCCTAAATATTTTGACTCTATTGAAATATTGTAGTATAATCATATTCTTAACCTATAGGAGTCGCAGATGACATCAAGAATGTTTAGTTCTGAGCAAAAAGCAAAACTTACACAAATTATCAACGAAGGGATGGCAGTCATGCAAGAAGTCGAAGATCTCAATGCAGGATTAGCCGATACTGTCAAAGCCATTGCAGAAGAAATGGAAATTAAACCAGCTATCCTTAAGAAAGCCATTCGCATTGCACACAAAGCCAGACTCGGTGACGAAAATGCCGATCATGAGGAGCTTAACACTATTCTTGAAACAGTAGGCAAAACTCTTTGAACGAGTTATTGCATAAAACTTTTGCCTGGATACAAGAGGATTGGCGTAGCCACAAATTAAGATTTTTTGTTGAAATATTAGGCTGGGCATGTAGTATTGGGTGTGCGCTTACGTTTGCGCTCACTGTGCCCAATCCTCCTTTATTTGTGTTATATCCAATTTGGATCATTGGGTGTTTACTATACACATGGGCTTCATGGAGTCGACGTAGTTTTGGTATGTTACTTAATTACCTGTTATTAACAACTATAGACTCAATTGGTCTTGCAAGATTACTACTTAACTAGTATAATAAACTATGAGTTACATTGACGCCTTGTACGACAGAAATGCAGACCGTATCCACATTGTGGAACGAGTCAACGATGAACGAGTATATCGAGAATATCCAGCCAATCACATATTTTACTACGATGACCCACGTGGGAAGTATCGCACCGTATACGGAACTCCAGTAAGTAGATTCTCTAGTCGTTCAAATAAAGAATATCAAAAAGAGTTACGCATTAACAGTAACAAACGTCTTTGGGAATCGGATATCAATCCTGTATTCCGTTGCCTTGAAGAAAACTATTCTGGAACAACCTCTCCAAAACTACACACGGCATTCTTTGACATTGAGGTTGACTTTGATCCAGTAAAAGGATTTAGTAAGCCCGAAGATCCGTTTAATCCAATTACTGCTATTTCCATTTATATGGATTGGTTGGACAAAATGGTTACATTGGTTATTCCGCCAAAGAGCTATAGTTGGGAGACTGCACAAGAAATTTGCAATCAATTTGATAACTGTTTCTTATTTGAACGTGAACAAGATCTACTTAGTACATTCTTGGATCTCATTGACGATGCAGATATACTAAGTGGCTGGAACTCAGAAGGCTTTGATATTCCGTACATGACCATGCGTATTACTCGTGTGTTGAGCAAAGATGATACACGTAGATTCTGTTTGTGGGGGCAACTACCCAAGCAACGTACATTCGAACGCTTTGGTGCAGAGAACTTGACCTTTGACTTGATTGGTCGTGTGCATATGGACTATATGCAACTGTATCGTAAGTACACATATGAAGAACGTCACAGTTATTCACTTGACGCCATTGGTGAATATGAACTAGACGAGCGTAAAACACAATACGAAGGTACACTGGATCAACTGTACAACAAAGACTTTCCCGAGTTTATCAAGTATAATCGACAAGATACTATGCTTGTTGCCAAACTAGATAAGAAATTACGATTCCTAGATCTAGCCAATGAACTTGCACATGATAATACTGTGCTACTGCCCACTACTATGGGTGCAGTGGCAGTTACCGAGCAGGCAATTATTAATGAAGCACATCAACGTGGTATGGTAGTACCTAACAGGAAAGGTAGAGATGATCAAGGTGACACGCAAGCGGCAGGTGCCTATGTTGCTTTTCCCAAAAGGGGCATGCACGACTGGATCGGAGCCATTGACATCAACTCGCTCTATCCCTCGGCTATTAGAGCCCTTAACATGGCGCAAGAAAGTATTGTTGGGCAACTCCGACCAATAATGACAGACAAATATATTCAAGATAAAATGACTGCAGGCAGCAGTTTTGCTGATGCCTGGGAAAACATGTTTGGTAGTCTTGAGTATACTGCGGTAATGGCAGGAGAGCCAGGAACTGAAATTACCGTTGACTGGGAAGCCGGCGGATCGGATGTAATGAGTGCTGCTGATATATGGAGATTAATCTTTGACTCAAATAAACCTTGGATGCTTAGTGCAAACGGCACAATCTTTAGCTACGAACAAAAAGCCATTGTACCCGGATTACTGGAACGATGGTACGCGGAACGAAAAGAGCTCCAGGCAAAGAAAAAGGAATCCACAACCGACGAAGACAAAGCCTTCTGGGACAAACGACAACTTGTCAAGAAGATTAACCTTAACAGTCTCTACGGAGCAATCCTTAATCCTGGATGTAGATTTTTCGACAAAAGGATTGGTCAAAGCACTACTCTCACTGGACGAATCATTGCTAGGCACATGGATGCATATATCAATGAGTGCATCATGGGGGAATACGACCATGTGGGCGAAAGCATCATCTATGGAGACACTGACTCATGTTATTTTACAGCTTGGCCGGCTATCCGAAGTGAAGTTGAATCAGGACGAATGGAATGGAATAAAGAAATTTGTGCCCAACTGTACGACACCATTGCGGAACAAGTTAACGACAGCTTCCCAGCATTTATGGAACGAGCTTGCCATGTGCCGAGGTCTATGGGTGGACTCATTAAAGGTGGTCGCGAACTCGTGGCCTCCAAAGGGCTCTTTATTAAAAAGAAGCGATATGCAGTCCTCATATATGATCTCGAAGGAGTCAGGCTTGACAGTCATGGCAAGCCCGGCAAGGTCAAGGCTATGGGTCTTGACCTAAAGCGTTCAGACACGCCCAAGGTTGTGCAAGACTTCTTGAGTGAACTGTTAACTGCTGTGCTAACTGGTGCAGCACGGGAAGAAATATACGATCGTGTTCGTGAATTTAAAATAGCATTCCAAGACCGACCTGCATGGGAAAAAGGTACACCTAAACGTGTAAACAACTTGACCAAGTATGGCAAAGAAGAAGAACGTCTAGGCCGTGCTAACATGCCCGGACATGTTCGTGCTGCTCTTAACTGGAACAATCTACGTCGTATGCATGGCGATCAATACAGCTTGGCCATTGTTGATGGTATGAAAACCATTGTTTGTAAATTAAAAGATAATCCGTTAGGATATACTAGTGTTGGTTATCCCACAGATGAAACTCATATTCCGCAATGGTTTAAGGATTTACCTTTTGATGATGGACTCATGGAAGCCACTATTGTAAATCAGAAGGTAGAAAATCTATTAGGTGTACTAGAGTGGGATATTCCCAATCATACTGATATCAAAACAACATTTGATAGCTTGTTTAGTTTTGAGTAAATATGAATGTATACAATTATTGATAATGTATGGCATAAATCAATGAAACTACATCAACTAGTAGGATTACGAAACGAATTGCAAGAATCAATTGAACTCTCTACGATTCTACAAGGTGTACAAAAAAATCAAGATACGTTAAATCACATTATTTTTCAAGCAGACGAAAAGTATGGGCAGAGAATTGCTGACTTGTCCAAAAAGCATGCTCGAGTGATTGAAGTAGTACAAGAAGATTTACAAGAAATTAAACAGTTAGTTGAAGAGTTAAATGCCGAGATATCTCATGAAACTGCTCGTTTCTTTCATGAAAATTATCAAACAGAATGCATGTTTACAGATCCAAGAGAGATACGTAATCATAAATTGTTGGAAATGGCCGAAGGCAGCAGAGAAGTATTAGAATCAAGAGTAGGTCTATATTGTGACTGGAAATATGCCACGTTAGAAATAGGATGCAGGGATGGCGAATGGACCAAAAAACTAATTGCTGCAGATCCATTGTACATTACTGATATCAACGAGGAGTTTCTTATAAGCACTGTTAATCAGTTTACCAAGGAATATCAAGCACGACTCCGAAAGTATTTGGTTAAAGATTATCAGATATCTAACTTACCTATAAACCAATTTGGATTTATTTTTAGTTACAATTTTTTTAATTATCTAAGCCTAGACAGTATTAAACAATTGTTAATTCAAGCCAACCAATGGTTAAAACCTGGTGGCGTAATGATGTTTACTTATAACAATGCCGACATGAGTGCCAGTGCTGGCATGTGTGAAGGTTACTTTATGACCTATGTTCCAAAAAGCATGTTGGCCCCAATGGTAGAAAGTCTAGGGTACGAAATAATAAGTGCCCCGGACTATAATCCCTCGACTAGTTGGATTGAAATTAGGAAGCCCGGAATTTTAAAAACTGTCAAAGCTCACCAAGCATTAGGTGAAATAGTACACAGAGGTTAGTTGACTTTTCTAAATACAATAGTTACAATTACAAATATTCTTAGGAGAAATAAATGCGAGATTACTTACTCGATATAGTATCACACACTCATAGTTTGGGTGTTATTGATTTAGTTAAAATTACCGGTACTGATTCGTTGACTCTTGTTAACGCAGTTGGCGAAGAACGTGTGGCTATTGTGGAAGCACAATTTCATAATCCTGTTCCAGAGTTTATGGGTACCTTTGGTATGCCTAATCTGGGCAAACTTAATACCATTCTTAATATTCCTGAGTACAAGGAAGATGCCAAACTGTCTATTATCTCTAAAGACGTCGAAGGTGTCAAGACACCCGAAGGCATTCATTTTGAAAACAAAGAAGGAGATTTTAAAAATAGTTATCGATTCATGAGTGCCAATGTAGTAAACAACACTTTGCAAACAGTTAAGTTTAAAGGTGTTAAATGGGGAGTAGAAATTGAACCCAGCGTGACTTCGATACAGAAACTTCGATTTCAAGCACAAGCCAATAGTGAAGAAACAAGTTTTATTGCCAAAGTTGAAAATGGTAATTTAGTATTCTATTTTGGTGATCATAGTAGTCATGCTGGTAACTTTGTGTTTGCACACGATGTAGCAGGAACATTGACCAAAGCATGGCATTGGCCAATTGCTGCTGTAATTAGTATTTTGGCATTGCCTGGTGATAAAATGATTAGATTCAGTGACGAAGGTGCAGCTCAAATCACAGTGGATTCTGGATTAGCCGTTTATAATTATATCTTGCCAGCACAAACCAAGTGATAGATTTTATAGAATATTATAAAACAAAGGGTCATGTGTTCGGCGAATGTATGAGTAAAGCCGACACTGACCTTATGTACGTTAATATTCCTAAAAATGCCAGTTCATGGACCAAACCTAATTTAAAAGATTGGGGATGGGAGAATTACAACTATCATACTGATAATTTGTATCATAAACATGCTATAATAGTTTTGCGTAATCCAGTTGAACGTTGGTTAAGTGGCATTGCTGAATACATGTATCTGTACCATAGAAATTTAGATACAGCACATTTTTCAAATTGTTTTTTTGATTTAGTATTTGATAGAATAGCATTTGACGATCACACCGAACAACAAGTATTATTCTTAGAAGGATTGAATCTTACTAACTGTACTTTCTTTTGGTGTGGATCTCAATATAGAGAACTATTCAGTCATTTTTTAAATAATCGCGGAATGAGTAATAGATATTTCAATTACGATTATCAACATGTGACACAAGATGATCCTATCAGAAGTCAATTCAAACAAACTTTTAAACAGGTACTAGATAAAAATTCTAAATACACTACGAATTTGGATAATTTTTTTTCTAAAGACTACAAACTAATTAGATCTATTAATTTTTATGACAATCATTCAATCTTTTCAAATTAGAGGACTAATTGACCCAACAGAAAAATTTATATTCCTGGATGTATCAAAAAATGCCTCTACAAAGATTCTAAATACTCTGCGTAATGCCGAATGGACCAATTTGCCTGTTATGGAACGAAAAGAAAAAAATAATTTTCTTAACGACAAAATACTTTTTTCTGTACTAAGGGAACCATATGAGAGATGGGTAAGCGGATTTACAACATATGCTAAGTTGCCAGGAGCCAGGGGAACTCTTAATCTCTCGTTGTATAGATTATTAAACTCAGATCATTGGTACATTACTTTACAATCAATATTTGACTTTAGTGATAATTTTGAATTTGATATTCATACTCAATTACAATGCAATTGTTTTGACAGTTATAATGATACAAATACAGATATTAACTTTTTTCTACTTAACGAAAATGTTTGGTCCAATTTGCAAAATTGGTGCGATACTGTTAATTTAGAAATATTTTTTAACGATCGTTATGTAAATCAAACAGCCAAATCAAATTTAATATATAATCGAATAGTATCGTTTCTAGATACAAATCCTCGTTATAAAGAAAAATTAATGACTTGGTTACAACCTGATTACGATTTTTTTAACTCAGTGAAATTTGTTGCCCAATGAAATTAATAAAATACTGGTACGCGGACTCTCTAATAGATCCAGATCAAAAATTTTGGTATCTTCCAATATATAAAAATGCCAGCACTAAGATTACCTCATGTTTAAAAAGAAAGAATTGGGATACACTAATTCGCACCAATATAATCAACGAAGATAAGTTTGTTAATAAATCTGTGCAATTTGCAATACTTCGCGACCCATACGAGCGTTGGATCTCTACTTATGTTTCTTATATTAAAAATCCTATATTTGATCAATCTTCTTTGAATTCTCTGTTAGCATCAAAAAATAAAGATGATTTTGTTGAATTGCTATTTAATCGTGCACCTATTCAAGAATTTGATATGTATACCAATTTACAATCTGTAGCACTTTTAGATCATCCAGACTTAAAAAAAATTAACTTTTTTTGGCTCAATGGTCAGACTGGATATCAATTAAATAAATGGCTTCAGTCTCATAATGAAATAACATCATTGAATAACAGTATAGAAAACGGGATTGATAAAAAAGACCCACTATACCGAGAAGTAATTTCTTTTTTATTTAATTACAAGAATCATAAAATTAAAAACAAAATAATGGATTATTTACAACCAGACTACGATTTTATAAGCGGAATTAATTTTTATGCAAGATAATTTAACAAGTAAACAAAATGATTACGCAGTATTCTTACCTGCTATCTCGGGCTTCTATGCAACTTTTATAGGAAAGCAGCGTGTTAACAACGACTATGTTGACCCTGCACGTTTTCCTGTAGGACTAACTGACTTAGAGCAAATGAATTGGCTTAACAGTCAGCAATCTTGGTTTCCGTATCGCTGGAGTTTGTATTCAGGTGGTCATGCCAATTTGGATTTAACCAAAGACGATCCAAGCGAGGACATGGTTCGTAAACGCGAACCGGGTACATTCATGTTAGGTGACTCAGGTGGATTCCAAATTGCCAAGGGTTTATGGGAAGGTGATTGGAAAGCCAACTCAGGTTGCCCCAAGGCTCAAGGTAAACGCGAAGCGGTACTTAAATGGCTGGATGGCATTGCTGATTACGGCATGATTCTTGATATACCTACCTGGGTAACTAAAGATCCCAAGGCCAGCGCCGCCTGTCAAATCAAAACAGTTCCTGAAGCTATTGCAGCAACAAAGTTTAACAATGAATACTTTATTGCAAACAGAAAAGGCAAAGACAACGGTGGTGCCAAGTTCTTAAATGTGTTACAAGGTTCTACACACACCAATGCAGAATCTTGGTATCAAGAAATGAAAAAGTATTGCGATCCTGCACAGTATCCTGGCAAACACTTTGATGGGTGGGCAATGGGCGGACAGAACATGTGTGATGTACATTTAATCCTAAAGCGATTGATTGCATTACGTTACGACAATTTACTACAAGAAGGTGTTCATGATTGGATGCACTTCTTGGGTACTTCAAAACTAGAGTGGGCATTACTACTCACAGATATACAGAGATCAATACGCCGATATGTTAACCCTTCTTTTACTATTTCCTTTGACTGTGCTAGTCCTTTCCTTGCTACGGCGAATGGACAAGTCTACCACGAAATTGACCTTACCCCAGGACAAAAATGGTCCTATAGAATGAATCCCAGTGCCGACGATAAAAAATATTCCACAGATACTCGCAGTTACAAAGACGGCACTATACAAGACGGTTTCTGGAAACATTTTGACGAAAGTCCGATTAGCCAACGTTTACAAATGAAAGATATTTGTATATATAAACCCGGCGACCTAAATAAGAATGGCAAGGAAGGCAAGACTTCTTGGGATAGTTTCAGTTATGCATTGCTAATGGGGCATAACGTATGGACGCACATTGAATCAGTTCAACGTGCCAATCGTGAATATGATGCCGGCAACTATCCTGCTATGATGCAGTATAGTGGCCCCGGACAAGATAAGTTTAAAGATATCATTGATAGTATTTTTGCTGCGCCTGACAAACAAACAGCACTTGATATCGTTGAACATTATAGTAAGTATTGGATGGAAATTGTTGGCACTAGAGGCAACAAAGGTAAAAAAGCGTTGAATTCTGAAACAATGATGGATGTGCATTTTGAATTAGAAGGCAGTAGTGTTAAAGTAGAGAAGTCCAAGAAAGAAAAACCCTTGGCAATTTTAAATCCAGATCTTTTTGAGGTATAAATGTACAAAGCTAAAATTAAACAACTTGAAGAATCTCATCGTGTGTTAAACAAACAGATAGACGACATGGAACGTAATCATCCTCATGTTGAAGTTGATCGACTTGCTGAAATGAAAAAGAAAAAACTACTTGTTAAAGACGAAATCAGCCGTCTTAATAAGTTACAATGGGATCACGATCATGAAACGGTACACGGCGATGAATAGAAACGGACATAACAATGCAAGCCTTTTTGTAGGCACTGAAGTAGAACATACACCTGCATTTGATTTAAAGACACTATTTGTTGTTGATATACAATCTATAGAATTAATCGAAGCCGCATACCTTGCACATAAATGCGAACACATATACTTTGGTGCTAATCAAAGTTTTGCACCCAACGGTACTGCTAATTATTTTACTTTATGGGAAGAAATGATTACCCATTTTCTTAAGAAAGATCGTTTGTGTACGTTGGATTTTGATGTATCCCATGTTGAATATGTATTGGAATATGGGTTCACCGAATATCATAATTTTATCCCAATGATTTCGGTTAAATTGCCCTATATACAACAATTAGGATATAATGCTATAATTAAGCTCGACGATAAAGATTTTAATGCAACCAATCCTGGTGTATGGTGTCATAGTGTACACAAGTTACAAAATCGTCGAGTGTTCACTGACTGGTCTAAATACACCAAAGACGAGATTATTAAATGAATCAAGAACAAAGACAAACAGCAGATAGAATTATAGAACGTGCCGAAAGACAAATTTGGGTAACTTTTAGGCGCGAAGGTATCCATAAATACCCAGCAGCATTGGAGGAACCACAACTTGCGGATGTATCTTTTCTTGGCTATCCTCATCGCCATATCTTTCATTTCCGGGTGTCAATTGATGTGTTCCACAATGACCGGGACATCGAATTCATCCAATTCAAACGCTGGCTCGAAGGGCTGTATAGTGCTAGTACACTCATTTTAGATTATAAAAGTTGCGAAATGATTGCTGATGACTTATATGTCCAAATTGCTAGTAAATTTCCCGGACGTAATGTTATAATCAACGTGAGTGAAGACGGCGAAAATGGCTGTACTATCACTTACAATACACACCAACCTTATCAATCAATGAAAATTTAATATGGTTAAAGCTCCTCCATGTATAGTATTAGGGTGCGGAAGATCTTCTTCTTACATTAATAGAAACCAAGATGGCACAAAAAAATATCGAAATACCTGTAGCAAACATCATAAAACGAATTTAAACATGTCTAAAAAAGATTATTGCGAAAATATTGATGGTCGCCTTGGATTTAAATGTACCACTACTATCTTAGGTCCGTATCAATTACAAGTAGATCACGTTGACGGAGATCGTTACAATAACGATCCAAAAAATCTTCAGACTTTGTGTGCTTGTTGTCACGCTCATAAAACGCATAAAGAAAAAAATCATCTTAGACGTTACAATAAAAAAATACAAACTACATTTAATTCAATTTTCAACTTTCAATAAAAATCTAAGGAGCAACTATGCCCCGAGTAAAAAAGTCTGCTGCACTAGATGCCGAGCACGAAAAACTCATTGCGGTTTTAAAGTTTACACCACGTACCTATAAAATTTCATTGTGGGGATATGGTGGCGAATCTGTTATGGGTACCGTACCTCGCGAAATCTACGATTACTTTAAACAGCGTAGACTTGATGTTAGTGGCTTTGCATGGGACAGCGACTACGCCGAAGAAAACAATATTCCCGAAGCGATGTGGCCATTCTCTCCTGGTTCATGGTACGAGTGTGATGATATAGCACATGTCAATGGTGTTGTATTAGATAGTGGCACTGTACACATTGAAGATGAAAACGGTGACGAAATTCTCCAGTGTGGGATTGATGCTTTCCAAGACGAAGACTGTCCTGAATTAGATTACACAGACGAAACCTTTATTGACGATAAGCCGCCAGGCACTATAGTATTCATTGGCAACAGTAACGAAAAAGGTACGTTCTTTGAAGGCAGTATTGATCTTAGTGCCCCGTTTGATATCAACAAACTAACTTTCAAAATTGAAGACGTAGACGGCAGTGAAGTTGTCTGCGGAATAGAATACGACGGCGAGTCGATTGATAACTATGGTGGCGATACCACTGGCAAGAGTTCAGAATTTGGATTCTATGTTGCAGGATCAATGAAGAATGGTAAGTGGGAACGTTATCGTAACGAAGATGATTGCACTTACGAAATGACTGCATGGTTTCCAAAAAACACCAAACCTGTGCGCGAAGGTGTTTATGAAATTGATGCAGGTAATAAAGAAAAATGGCCAAACTTTAGTCCAACTACAGCACGATGGACAGGCACACGATGGCTCAGTGTCTGGGCAGATGACACTCCCGAAACACCAGAAGTAAAAATAAAACAATGGCGTGGCATTGCCTACGATCCAAACAACTAACCTTAATAACTAGGAGAATAAAATGGCCGCAGCATGGCTCAAGAAGTATCTAAAGATGAAACCCGAAGTCAATCAAATCTTTGAAGACCTCGAGAAATACAAAGAGTTTTGTGTAACATACGGTTACATCTACGACGAGCGTCACTTGTACAACGAAAAAACACCTTGGGGCGAGTTCGAACGTGTACAACGTGGCAAATGGCCCAAGATGAATTGGTATGCCAAGAAGGAACGTACCTAATTAAATGAACGTTTTAACTTACGATCATGTACTCCCAACTTGGTTAGAGGAGTCTGGAGAAAATCAGTTCTATAGATTTCCTTTAGAATATAATCATCGCACAAAAGATGAAAATCCTCCATTTTTTGGTAAGTGTCTATACAACAAAAAAACAGGAGTATATGTTCAATCTCCTTATTTTGTAGATGCTTTGTGTGATTGTATTAGGTATGACCTTGTGAATAAAATTGACCCAAGTGCAACATTCAATGAATTTCAAAGAGTGATTGTAAACGGGCAGATAGGTGGTATGTCTCCTGGTAGACATCCTGACTATGATGATCGTAATATGTGGACTGCTGTTTATTTCCTGTTAGGAAATTCAGGAGACCTAGTATTTTATCTTGATAACACTACTAAGAAGATCAAGTTTAGAAAACATAGATTGGTAGTGTTTAATAGTCGTATAGAACACGAAGCACTAGCACCCAATGAAGGTGATTGGAGAATGAGCATTGGTATCAATTGGTATATGGATACCAAATTTAATGAAATTGTAAAAGGAAAATAATGCGTAAATTATGGTATATGGGTCTAGAACCCTATAAAGCACGATACACTCTACAGTTACAAGAGTGGAATCGTGCTGTATTTGACCGCCGTGGCATCAACTACGAAATAGTAGAAGGCGAAACGCTAAGTAACGACCAAGCCATTGTAACCGGACAAGTGCTAGATGCACATGGTCGTACATACTTTGGTATGAGCCAACTGATGAATCTTGTTCGCAAGATGAAAGCAGGAGAAGTTACCAATGAAGATGTTGTATACTTCGAAGACATGTTTCAACCTGGTATCGAGAGCTTGCCTTATATCATGCAGCAGTGCGATCCTGCTATGCGTCCCAAGATTGCTGTTCGTTGTCTTGCACAAAGCATTGACCCAGATGACTTTGTTCATGTCTGGGGCATGCAACAGTGGATGGGGCATTATGAAAAGATGGTAGATAGTTTTGCCGATATCGTTCTTGCCAGTAACGAAGAAATGGTTATGCACATGAAGGTTGCAGGATGGCAGGCTCCTGTGTATAATATTAGTGGACTGGCATTTGGCAAAGAGGAAGTACGTGGTCGTGTGGCCGGTGCACTAAAGCCATTCCATGGTCGTAAGTATCGTGTGGGATTTGCTGCCCGATGGGATCAAGAGAAGCAACCAGACTTTTACATGGATCTAATAGAAGAATATCACCGTCGTGCCAGTTTTGTGTTTAATGATTGGCCCAATGTTGAGTTCTGCGTATTCAGTGGCAGTAAACTAAAAAGCAATAACGACAGTTACATGGCTCGTACTCGACGTATGCAGGCTGAAGGTAAACTTGTCGTTCATGAGGACTTGGAAAAAAATGATTATTATAATTTACTCAATGATACTCGTGTGTTATTCAATTGCGCTTTACAAGACTGGGTTAGTAACACTGTCAGCGAAGCCGACACTCTGGGATGTAATGTGTTATATCCCGCATATCGTAGTTTTCCTGAGTCTTTTGCTAACGATCATGAAAGACTTTACATTCCTTGGAGTATAGATGACGCAATTACTAAACTTAATAAGCTATTGGAGCATCCTCATCCCGGTATGGGCACCATTAGTGATTGGACTGGGGGTACCATTGATCGCATTGTGGACATTCTAGAAGGCAAGGGCGAACAGTGGCAGCGCATGAGTACCGACTATCGTAAACATACACACGAGCACAAGTATTAATGAAAATAGTTATCACAGGAGGATGTGGCTACATTGGTAGTCACATCGCACGAGCACTAAAACAACACAATGCAGATAATTGTGTATACATTATTGACCGTGTGCGTAGAGATCATACACTTCAAGATGTAGACGGCTACCTACACGAAGATTATGCCAGCAAGAACAGTTTGCTATGGATTACGGAACTAGAACCTGATGTTATTGTGCATTGTGCAGGCAGCAGTCTTGTTGGCGAGAGTATGACCAATCCTGCTGAGTATTATGAAAACAATATTGCAAAGACTATTACTCTATTGTCGCATGTAAAAGATCTACGTAAGAAACCTTTGATACTGTTTAGTAGTAGTGCCAGTGTGTACGGCAATCCTGCGACTGTTCCGGTATATGAGTCAGATCCCAAACTGCCTATCAGTCCATATGGTGTTAGCAAACATGTTACTGAACGACTATTAAGTGACTATCATGCAGCATACGGTGTTCCTAGTGTGTGCTTTAGATATTTTAATGCAGCCGGAGCAGAACCTTTTGCACATGACCTTGGGCAAGCACCTGGTGCCAGTCATATCGTTGCTAGAATACTAGAAGCCAAACTTGCTGGGAAATCGTTTACGCTTAATGGTGCAGATTATAACACACCGGATCGTACTTGTATTCGTGATTACATACACGTATGGGATTTGGCTGACGCACACATACGTGCCATTGAGTGGATGAACAATGAGAATGAGAAACGTGCTGCAGTGATGAATCTTGGTACTCAACATGGTATTAGCAATCAAGAGATTATTGATTATGTAACAGTAAACTACGGTGGCATTGATGTTGTAGTTGGGCCAAGGCGCCCCGGAGATCCAGATCGACTTGTTGCTGATGCAAGTGTAGCATATGCTTTATTAAAATGGAAACCTGTCTACTCAACGATCAATCAAATTGTTGATAGTGCATACAAATGGTATACTCGTGAGCTTTGATCGCATATTGGAGTTTGAACAAGCACTGGCCGAATACACAGGTGCGCCATACGCAATCATGACTGATTGTTGTACTCATGCTATTGAGTTGTGTCTAAGATTTCAAAAGCCCACTCATTGTGCATTTACTGCTTTTACCTATCTGTCTGTGCCAATGACCATGCACAAACTAGGAATTGAGTACAGATTGATTCCCGAAGTATGGACTGGCGAATATCAATTCCACGGAACCACAATTTGGGATAGCGCACGTAGGCTAGAGCGAGGAATGTATCGAGCAGGACAGATGCAATGTCTCAGCTTCGGTTACACTAAGCCTTTACAAATAGGCCGTGGTGGTGCTATACTGTTAGACAATGAACAAGCATACAACACTATAACGGAACAACGATATGATGGGCGCAAATTATCAGTTACACCCTGGCAGGAACAAAAAACCTTCATGGTGGGCTATCATTATAGACCGACTCCGGAAGAAGCTGCGATTGGATTAATAAAATTGCGCGATGTTAATGAACTGCCTAAATATCACGAATATCCTGATCTAAGAGATATTAAAATTATTGGAGAATAAGTTGACCACAAAAGAATTTACACCAAATCCAGTATTAAACGAAACACCTGATAAAGAATTTGTTCCTATGGAACTGGAATCTATGTATGTGGCTTTACCACAAAAGGTATATGTGAAAGCTGGCGAAGCTGCTGCCGCTAAACAATCATATTTGTCGGATGCTATTCGTGCCAGGATGAAACGTGACGGTAAAAGATACTGGGCAGGAGATAACATCAGTGACTATCTAGCGGACAGTGACAAAGAACATCTAATCAGCGAAGCCGCAGAAGCATTTGAACTAGTACTAGACCGTTTGCTGATTGATCGCGAAAATGATCCTAACAGTCGAGGTACAGCACGACGCCTGGCTAAAATGTACTTCAACGAAATAATGGCAGGTAGATATGAAACGGCACCAGACGCAACGGCTTTTCCAAATGATTCGGAGGAAAGATATGAAGGTATGCTTGTGGTTAGAAGTGAACTTCGCAGTATGTGTAGCCATCATCACCAGCCCGTTACTGGTGTTGCTTATATTGGTATTATCGCCGCTAATAAACTTATCGGTCTTAGTAAGTATACTCGTATTGCTCAGTGGTGCGCTCGTCGTGGCACACTACAAGAAGAGCTGTGTAATGATATCGCTAGAGAGATTATGAAGGCCACTGATGCTAAAGATGTAGCAGTATATGTACAAGCGATACATGGATGTTGCGAAAATCGCGGCATTATGGCACATAGTTCGTTAACTCAAACTACAGTATTAAAGGGAACATTCAAAGATGATCCTCATACTAAGAAGGAATTCTTCGACAACATTAAACTACAACAAGAATTTGCACCAAGGTAATTTGCTCCAACCGCCTTAAATATAAGGTAAAGGAGCAAAAATGTCTGACGAACAAGAAGAGTTTAAAAAAAAATTACAAGCCCTAAAGCCCAAAAAAAAGAAGTTAGCCGTTCCTGAAGGTTTCTTAGACGATGCTAAAAGTTACGAAGGCAAATTAGAAGCTGTTAAAATAATCTCAGAGCGAGAAAAAGATCGAGTTATTTTGATATTTAAAAAAATGATTGCACAAGGTAAAGAAGATGCAATACGTATTGAACGAGAAAAACTAGAAGCTAAACGAGCAGCTGAAGCTAAAGAAGCATTAGAAAGAGCAGCAAAGATAGCAAAAGAAAAGTTAGCCAAAAAATCATTATTTGGTAAAAAGAAGTAAATTCAATTAATCAAGGAGATGTATATGAAACTCAACGACAAGCTAGTAAAATGCAACGATCATTTTACTGTCTATATGTACGACAATGGCTATATGGTTGAAATTGGTGGACGTGACGACAACGACGAATGGGTTACTGCCAAAGTTCTTTGCACAGATTTTAAAGAACTAACCAATCTTATCGAAGAAGCTACCATAATGGAACGTGACTAATGAAAAAGTTAATTATCTCGGATGCTGAATTTAAAAAATTAGTTCACAAGCTCTGCAGAGATATTGCCAATAGCGATTGGCGACCTGACTATGTTGTAGGTTTAACTCGTGGTGGACTTACTGCTGCTGCCATGATCAGTCATTATTTTGATGTTCCTATGGAAACATTGAAGCCAAGATCGGAAAGCAATTGCTGGATGGCTGAAGATGCATTTGGATATATTCCAGACGGTCCGCTACGTGAAGGCATAGATAAACGCAGTGACGCTACATTTAAAAAGAAAATTCTTGTTGTCGATGACATTAACGATACCGGTTCTACACTTGAATGGATACGTGAAGATTGGCAATCAAGTTGTTTGCCCAACGACGAATCTTGGAAATATGTATGGAACAAGAACGTGCGTTTTGCTGTATTAATCAATAACGAATCCAGTAACTATGAGCATGTGGATTATTCAGGTCGTAACATTAATAAACTTGATGATCCGTGTTGGGTAGTGTTCCCCTGGGAAAATTGGTGGGAGGCATGATTGCCTTACCGCCAGGCTGTACTGTTACCTATGCTGTTTGGGTCGATGTAAATCGACTCACCAACGAAATGGTTGAATGGTATCGTCAAGTTGATGGCAAGGTTTACGAAGATCGTTGGTATGATACTCGAGGTAGAGAACAAACAGTAAACTACGTGAGTTATGGCAAGAGCAAACGATGCCATCATCATCACAACGGTCAAGGTGGTACTAGGTTACACTTCCACGGTGATGATGCTAGTGCGGCCAGTATGTTTATATTAAAGTTTTTCAATCACGTAACTAGTAATAATTTACAAGACGTAATGGAACGTCATGCTCACGAGGTTGACTAAGTAAATTATGATCAATGTAGGAATATATCTAGAATCTAAGCCATTTAATGATAATTGGCCAAAAATTAAAATCTATCATAACAATAGTCTACTCGACGATGTAATTTGTCATCAGTCACTAGAGTTACATTATCAAATTAAACCTAGCGTTGATAACCTTCTCTCAATTGAGATGTACGGAAAAAGATTCGGCGATGGCGGAATATATGATGTGGACAGTAACGGACAAGGACAAGAAATTCAAATTAAAGATATTACTTTTGATGATGTGTCAATTGATCACTTGTTGTCAAAAGTTGAATTTGAAACCCACTGGACTGAACACCAGCTTTCTTCACACAACGAAGAATTTAGATCTAAATATAATAGATATCAATCCAACGGTATGATAGTCTTTAACGGAAGACTGAATTTTAATTTTTCAACTCCTATATATGATTTTTTAATTGATAAAAAGTATAAAGTTGATCATAACAAAGACATTGCTTATTTTAGTAACAGCACGGAACTATTTAATTTTCATCTTGGATTAAGTAAATTAGAAGAAATTAAAAAAATTATTACAGAAAATGAATAAAAAAGTTTTAGTATTATCAGTTCCGCGACTCGAACCACATCGCCCCCCAATTAGTGCTACTCTTGTTGCTACTGTATGCAAAAATCACGGTTGTGATGTTAAGTTACGAGATCTAAATATTGAATTTTATCATTATTGTAAATTAAATAATATAGAATATCAAAAATTTGATCCAATTTGGGATAGATATGTAGAACCATCAAATTTAGAACTATCACATATACACACTCATATAGATAATTTTATTGCAACTGAAGATTTGCATTCTTACGATATCATTATGATCAGTGTATTTGGCTCAAGTAGCCATTACTTCACTGAAATGTTATTAAAAAAAATTGCAGTAGATAGATCTTATAAAATTTTATTAGGTGGTTCGGGAGCATTTGTGTCTATTATGAATCGTGGGCATAATTCTTTTGTTGTGGAGATGCAAAAACAAAATCTAATAGACGATTTTATAAAAGGCGAGTGCGAAGAATCCTTAAAATATTATTTAGACGGTAAAGAATATCCAGGAATTAATAACTATGATCCTGTGCAGATTGATGATTTAGATTCATTACCGTTAATTGATTATAGTTTTGTTGACTTAGATGCTTATGAATATCTCACTGAAACTAAAGATGTTTATGTAGAAGGTAGTAGGGGATGTGTACGTAAATGTACTTATTGTGATGTTCAGAAATTTTGGCCAAAATATCGTTTCAGAAGTGGTCAGCATATTGCACACGAGCTTATTAACAATTACGAAAAATTTGGCATTAAAAAATTTTACTTTACTGATAGCTTAGTTAACGGAAGTTTAAAATCATTCAATCAGATGTGCGATATTCTTGCTAATTACCCATATAGCAAAGAAATTAGCTGGGGAGGACAATTTATTTTCAGAAATGAAAGAACTGTGCCACCGGAGCATTTTGAAATGATCGCTAAGGCCGGCGGTACTAATACTTTTTACGTAGGAATAGAAACTGGCAGTGATCAAGTTAGAAAACAAATGGGTAAAAATTTTACCAACGAAGATATTAGTTATCAACTTGAAGAATTTAAAAAGAATAAATTGAAATGTACTTTTTTAATGTTTCCTGGCTATATTACAGAAACTGAAAAGGATCATCAAGACACATTAGATATGTTTTTAAGATGGCAAAAGTATGTAGCCAGTGGAACTATCAATGGTTTAGAATTAGGTAGTCCTTTGATAGTTCTCGAAGGAACCCCACTAGCTAGTATGATTGATGAGTATCAAATTGCATTTTTAGAGAGTGATAGAATTACTACTGGTAATTTCTGGGTATCAAAATTAAATCCAAGTTTTGATTTTGAGCAGCGAGCTATTAGGCAAATCAGACTATACGAAGAAGCTGCAAAATATAAATGGCCTATTTGGAGATTTGAATCAAGAGCTGAAGAATTAAAACAAACTCTAATTAGATTTTATGAAATAAAAGAAAAAAATCCAACATATAAGATAACACCAATTAAAATTAATTAATAAATACTGTTCTACACAGCGGCCTTTCTGGCATTCATCCCGCTTTACAAATTCTGCAAGCCTATGCTAAAATCTTAACATAGGAGAAAAACAATGCAACCTGTTGTATATAAATTTACTAGTACCAAAGAGTATCACGACGCCTTTCCTTGCGCTTACCGGCAATGGCGTGCCGATAGTCATTGTAATCTAATACACGGCTATTCATTTAGTATGAAGTTCTACTTTGGTACTAACGACTTAGACGTTCGTAATTGGGCAGCTGACTACGGTGGACTTAAAGAACTTAAAAAGATTCTTGAAGATCAATTTGACCACACATTAATTGTAGCCGAGGACGATCCCGAACTTGCAACATTTAAGTTGTTACAAGAACGGAACATGGCCAAGATTGTCATACTACCACGTTTAGGCTGTGAAGGCCTAGCTGACTCGCTGTACAAATATGTGAATGGTGTTTATATTCCTGATATGTGGGGACCTAGTGAAGCTGAACGCTTATGGTGTTATCGTGTAGAGGTTAGAGAGACACAAGCAAACATGGCGTACCGAGAAGGTCACCGTGAATGGAACGAGGATCTGTTTGCGTAAGTTCGTTATACGATGTGCCCGGAATCCGGATGGTCAAGAATTCTTAGACTTAGAATTCAATATTCGTCCGGGCTCTTACTCCGGCAAATGGATAGACTGCATACGTAGTGTGGAACACTTACCTCCACATCAATACGGATTTCCCAAATGGCTAGAACACGATGCCGGTGTATACGAGCAACGTATTGCAGATGCATTAAACAACAACACAGATATACAAGAGTTTTTATTAGACTCTAACATTGATAGAACCGTGATCAATCAAGACTTGGTCAATGCTGTCCATAGATATATTGAGCACAATCATCAACATGCCGCCGAACATCTTGTGTTACACAATGACATACATTACTTAGAAAGTATTTGGGAAGGTGCAACTGATGTTGTGTTCAAGAAGTTACAGTGGGTACCACCAGGGCTAATAATTGACATGACCTTGGATGACTATAAAGAATTTACTACAGAACCATGCACTAACTTTATACAAGACGATTTTAGTCATGTAGGACGTAGTCCACATAACAGTTACCTATATCAAGATGACTCCAGTCTGTACACTAGTTGTGTTATACAACATAAAGTTGGTTCAGGTGCTAAATGGTTTATTCCTGATGATAGTCATATCTTTAAGGACGAACGTGGATTCAGATCGTGGGTCAGTGAACATCAAGCGTTTTTTAAAAAGCAATGGGCGATAGAAACTAATAACGATCCTAGGCTTTGTTTTGGCCGTATTATTATTGCCGAAGGTGTGGAAGATTATAGTCGGATTGATAGGACATTTGACTTCGTAGTAAAAGCTTTTATTATCTAAATATTTGTAGTATAATACATTATGTCAAAAATTAAAATTGCAGAGCTGTTTTACAGCATACAAGGAGAAGGTCGTTACATGGGTGTGCCTAGTGTGTTCTTGCGAACATTTGGGTGTAACTTTAAATGTGCCGGCTTTGGTATGCCTCGAGGACAATTAAGTACAGAGGCAGATTTGGTTGATCCGGAAAAATATAAATTCTACGATAAACTACCTTTAGTTAGCACAGGTTGCGATAGTTACGCTAGTTGGGATCCAAGATTTAAAGATCTTAGTCCCATGCTCGAAAGCGATGCTATTGCGGATCGTATCATGGAGATATTGCCTTTTAACGAGTGGCGAGATGAACACTTGGTTATTACAGGTGGAGAACCTTTACTAGGGTGGCAACGTGCTTATCCGGACTTGTTAAATCATCCTCGGATGGCAGGACTTAAAGAAATTACCTTTGAAACTAATGGTACTCAAAAGCTAACTCCAGAATTTAAACATTATTTAGGAGAGTGGACTGCTGAAAACTGGGATAGAGAAGTTACATTTAGTGTAAGTGCTAAACTAAGTTGTAGCGGCGAAAGTAGAGAAGAAGCACTACAACCAGAAGTTGTTTGCGAATATCAATCTGTAGGAAATACCTATCTTAAATTTGTTGTAGCAACAGACGACGATGTAGAAGAAGCATTATGGACCGTACAAGTTTATAGACAAGCAGGATTTACAGGGCATGTATATCTGATGCCCACAGGTGGTGTTGAGAGTGTGTATGCATTAAACAATCGTCGTGTAGCAGAACTTGCTATGAAACACGGATTAAGATACAGCGATAGATTACAAGTACCGCTATTTAAAAATGAATGGGGTACTTAATGGAATCGCATAAAAGAACTATAGCAAGATCAATAGTGTGGAGGATCATTGCTACGCTAGTAACCGCTATATGGGCAGGATGGTCTGGTGCTATTCTTGCTAACATTGTTTTGACAGTACTACATTACATACATGAGCGTGTATGGTTAAAAATTAAATGGGGAAGAGAATGATTTTTGATTGGCTAACACGTAAACCTAAACAAGAACCTAAAGAAGAGAAACCCAAGACACATAAGATTAAGGCAAAGACTGCTAAAGAACTCGCAACAGAAGCGGGTGAACCTTATGTGAGTGTGGTCACTGTGGAACTAGATCCTGATGATGTAGGCAATGGTGCATTTGAATTAGACTGGAATGAAATTTTTATTGCACGATTAGTAAAGGCCGGGTTCCAGCAGAAAAAAGATGATACTGATGCTGATATTGTGGATCGTTGGTTTCAAACAGTATGTAAAAATATCATTGCAGAAAACTACGAACAATGGGAAGTTAATCAACCGTTAGATGCTCGACCACGTATGGTTGATCGAAGAGACCTTGGCGGAGGAAGAACCGAAGTCTCATGATTTTGTACGTGAATGGTGACAGTCATAGTGCAGGTGCCGAAGCAGTTAATGATTTTGGCTTTGCCGAGGACGACGGTTTGTATTACGGACTAGGTAGACAACCTCATCCTGACAACTTGCAGGTCAGTTATGGATGCAATATTGCTAACGAACTATCGGCTATATTGCATTGTGATGCCGAATCGGCCAGTTCAAATACGAGAATTATAAGAACCACAAGACAATATCTTACGGAATATACTCCAGATGCCGTTATAATTGGGTGGAGTACCTGGGAAAGAGAAGAGTGGTTACACGAAGATGTTTATTGGCAGGTCAATGCCGGCGGTGTTGGACATGATTGGCCTGGCCCAATAAAAGAACGATACAAAGAATATGTTGTCAACTTAGATTGGGACTTGGCAGAACAGCAGGCCCATAAAGCAATATACGAACTACATACTGAATTATCAGATCTCAAAATTCCTCATTTGTTTTTTAATACTTACAGTTATTTTAAACAACCAGTCGTTGATTGGCACGAGAATTATTTTTATCCGTACGACCAAAACTTAACTTATTATAAATGGTTAACCGATTACGGCTTTGAATCAAAACCAAGCTACCATTTTGGAGCTGCTGCTCATAGAAAATGGGCAGAATTTCTTTTACCGCACTTGACACGATTGTTATAATTATTTCTTATATCCTAAATTAGGTTTACCCAACTTAGCTTGGCGTATCTTTTCTTTAGTTTCATCTGATATTGGTCCTTTGATTTTACCTGACCAATGTCCAATTCTGTTTAATGCCTTACCTGTTTTTGAAATTTTATCTTTTATTTCTTGTGATTTTGGTCCGTGGGATTTGCCTTTGTTTGAAGAGGTACAGCCAGTCATTATTTGTCGTAAATGCTCTTTTTGTTCTTCTGACATAGGTTTACCTTTGTTATGTGCTGGCTTTGATTTCTTTACACCTTTAAGTAATCCGCTAGTGCCACCGATGCCGCCTGCTGCAAGATTCCAACCAATGTGTATTGTCGGTCTTAATTCTTTTTCAAAATCATAACAGGATTCTTCTGTACCAATGTAAATAATATCGTATATTATTTCAGACTCATTATTTTTGATTTCCTCATGCAATCTATAACGTTGTTTTGAACTTTGATGTTCGGTAAATCGTCTTGATGGATCTATAGATACCCCAATATATCCATCATTCCAAGAATGATTTGATAAATGGATCCAATAAACTGAACAGATAAATTTTTGATGTAAATACATTGCTGACATTGCTCCATAATGTTAGAGTAGTTGGGAACGCCAATTCCGCGAACTACAATCTTATTTATCCAAAATTTATTTTTTTGTTGACATTATTCAAATTAAATGCTACTATTATTAAATGAAAAAAAGATTCTTGGTCGTAGATACCGCAAATACATTCTTCCGAGCCAGACACAGTGCCCATCGTCAAAGCGATACTTGGGATAAACTGGGTTTTGCTATTCATGTAACACTTGGTAGTGTTAATAAAGCATGGCGCGATCAGAAAGCCGATCATGTTGTATTCTGCTTAGAAGGTCGCAGTTGGCGCAAAGACTTTTACGAACCGTATAAAAAGAATCGTGCTGTTGCCCGTGCCGCACTTACCGAAGCCGAAGCAGAAGAAGATCGACTGTTCTGGGAAACCTTTGATGAACTTAAAACATTCTTAAGCGAAAAAACTAACTGTACAGTATTGCGTCACGAAAACTTAGAAGCAGATGATCTTATTGCTGGTTGGATACAAAGTCATCCCGAGGATCATCATACTATTGTCAGCAGCGACACTGACTTCTATCAACTACTGGCATCAAATGTAAATCAGTACAATGGTATCAGTGATGAGCTTCATACACTAGCGGGTATCCTGGACAAAAAGGGTAAACCGGTAATTGATAAAAAGACAAAAGAACCTAAAAAAATTCCAGATCCTTCGTGGATCTTGTTTGAGAAATGTATGCGTGGTGATCCCACTGACAATGTGTTCTCGGCATATCCTGGTGTTAGGACCAAAGGCTCCAAGAACAAGGTTGGGCTCCAAGAGGCCTATGAGGATAGAGATAAAAAAGGATTCAACTGGAACAATCTGATGTTACAGCGGTGGACTGATCATAATGGCGAAGAACATCGTGTACTAGATGATTATCAACGCAATGTACAGCTAGTAGATCTTACTGCACAGCCCGACGAAGTCAAAGCCAAAATTGCAGCAACTATTGCCGAAGGCGCAGTAAAGCGAAGTCGTCCCATGGTAGGCGCACAGTTCTTGAAGTTCTGTGGCAAGTATGAGTTGAATAAATTAAGCGAACACAGTCAACACTATGCAGAAATGCTAGGTACGGAGTATCCTGGATGACCACGTGGTTGGTATTGACTTTATTGTTAGTTAAACACTGTCTGGCTGATTTTTGCTGGCAAACCAATCGTATGCTAAAAGACAAAGGACACTTTGGTAGACTTGGTGGCTTTCAACATGCTGGACTTCACGGTGCATTGACCTATGTTATCCTAATGCATTTTTTAAATCTGCAGGCCTGCGTTATGTTGGCTGCATTTGATATGATTATACACTATGTCATTGATTGGGCTAATAGACGTATATCTGTTAGGTTAACTACAGAAGATAATGCGTATTGGGTATGGTTTGGCATTGACCAATTACTACACTATTTGACTTATCTATTGATTGGGTTTACAGTTTCAATTTTATTAACAGAATATATATGATTAAATCAATTGGTGGTGGAGAGTATGTAATGGTACAAGGTGGTGTAACCATACCAAATAGTCTCCTTCACAGCAACGTACAGAACGAATTAAGAGTCACAGGCAATTTACGATATAATGCCAATGTTAGTCAACTTGAAGTATATGATGGCCACGATTGGCGCATGTTCAATACCTCGCATGCCGCTGTGGATCTAACTGCTCAAGCTAAAGAAATTCTTGGCTGGGCAGAACATAAAATGCACGAAGAAAAGAAACTACGGGCGATGATGGAGCGGCATCCAGGACTAAAAGACTTGCACGACAAGTTAGAAATGATGAAGATACTTTGTTACAAAGAGGATAAAAAATAATGAAATGGTTTAGACGAATTGTTTGGCGAATGACCAAACGTGCCTGGGAAGACAATGACGAGTTCGAACATGAACAACAGCACAAAATATCAAGTAATTCACATTCAGTTTCTGTGCGGCGTAGTCGTGGCAATCTGTCAAGAATGTTTGATGAAGCTGATTCGGAACCTGCTCGACTACGTGCATCAAGTATGAACTTTAGACTGTATGCCTGTGTTGGTGGACACATACTTGAAACTTCTATCTATAATGAAAAAGACGATGAAACTGATCATACCTTGTATATGATCAAAGACGATGAGGATTTTGCCAAACAAGTATCACAATCTATTATGTTGGAGATGATGAAACGATGAGTAATTATAATATGTCTGCAACAGCAGTTGGTCCGTTGACTATGGGACAGATATCACCAATTGACATCGGAGGTTACTCTGACAAATCTAAATTACCTAATAAAAAAATATCCTTTGATGTACATACTGCACACGGTGGTTATGTTATTAAAGTGTCAAAGGGATACGGTGCAGAAGATGATATGTATGTTGTCTCAGATGATCAAGACCTAGGCCAAGAACTTGGTAAAATTGTTACACATCACACACTGGCAAAAGAATGATAAACGAACGAATTGCAAAACCTGTTGTTAAAGATAAATTCTGGGTAGTCGAAGATCAAGGACAAAAGATTGCTACCATCCAAGCACGTAACGATGGGGGTTTTGTTTACGTACACGACGATTTAAGAGAATACTTTCCATCAGTGAAAATTCTAAAACAAAAGTATCAGATTAAATTTTCCACTGTTGATAAAAATAAAACAAAAACTAATAATACAGTGTATGATTATCCAGTAACTGGGCGAGTGTACAATCAAGTATTCGATATCCTAAGACGATTACCTATCTATACTAAAACACCCAAGAGTAAAAGTTTTTTCTGTGCAGGATATTACCTAATAGAATTAAACAATGCATGGACCGTACAATACTGTCCAAAAAATATTACCTTGTGTAGATACGACTTTGTTGGACCATACAAAAGTGAAGAAGAAGTTAACCAAGTGTTAAAGGAAAAAAATGCAAAATATTAGTCTAGCAATTCAAAACTTCAACAATCGTGTCAAGCAAATGAATCAAAGTGGTAGTAAACAACTTGTACTTAACATTGATGAAGCTCGTAATTTGCACTCGGATATATATGCTTTACTGGCCAATTTGGCAGAAGCAGTATCTACTCCTAGAAATACAGAAGAACCAGTCACACCCGGACTCGATGGCGGGGGCTTTAAGTAATCTACGCCGTTTAAAGTCATAAATACACAGTTCAAGGAAAGTCTACGATGTCCAGACCTAAACCAACAGTGTTGTTAGAACACGTTAATAAAACTAACTTCAAGAGCGATCAGGTATTAAGCAGCGAAGGAATCTGGGCGGTTTTCTACGACAATAAACCCATTAATCTTAAAACTCATAATATTCTATTGCACTATCCTGGTCCAAAATACAAAAAGGTCTCTTTTAGTAATAGCGGACATGCTATCAATCTTTGCAAAAAACTTAACACATTGTTCAAGACCGATAAATTCACCGTGGTCTTAATGAAACAAGGTGACCAAATCTACCCTTAATCAATCGCATTATACTCGTGTCTTTTTAGAAGCTGCGGGTATAGGAATGGACAACTTTGAGTATTATCGTCGGGATTGGTGGTTTAATCATACTGTTCCCGCCAATCTCAGACTAAGCAAATCCGGCATCGTGTTTGTTGAAAAGTATGCCAAAATTACAACGTATCAAATTGAACTTGCCAACCCATTACTAAGCAGAACATTCGTACAATTGTCACGCCTGTTTACTTGTCCTTACTATATTAAAAAAAATAATAAAATTGTATTACTTGGAGAAGAAGAAACTGTGTTGCTAAGTTTGCATGCCAACAATCTACAGCAATATTTGGATAACTTGCAACTTTAGCAACGGTTGACAGTAATTTTCTTTTTTTATATACTACACTTCTTTAAATAACTTCATTAAAGGAGTAGCAATGTCTGCGGATAATGTAAATCAATTGCGTACAGTGGTTCGAGGAGCAAATCCTTTTGCTCCTATTGCAAAAATTAAAAATCAACAGTTGTCAAATAAAAAAGGCAAATACGAAGCATTGCCACAACGAGCACAACCGTTAATTGCTTCTTCTAAAATTCAAGAAGCAATTAATATTCTGAAACAACGACTAAACGGTGAAGTATATATTCAAGAACATTTTGGACGTCTGATGGAAGTTGATGAAAGTTTAATTGACATCAATATTGATATACAAAGGTTTTTGGAAGAACTTCATATTGCTGATAATATTATTACTTTATTTGATCCGCGTATTATGCAACCTCTTAATGTTATCTTTATTAAAGAGACTGGACGTTACAGTTCATGGGAGGGGCAACAAAGTGGTACAGCGTTTTATCTCATGAAACATTTTGGATTAATTGCACCTGGTACTAAGATTCAATGTAAGGTAGTTGACGACGATCTTGTTGTGCCAGGAAGCACTGATGTTGGAGAAGCTGTTGGTAATTATGGATTTAGACGGCTTGGCGGCAGTGGTCGTAAATCTATTGATGCTTTCTTTGTCCATCGTAGTCGTGTTAACGGCAAAAGACTTTACGGATCAAATTTGACCGAAGATGTACAGAGCCACGAGTTACAAGAGATACTAGAGAAAAATAATATGTTTCCTGCTCCTGCAGTAGAAGCAAAAGGTCAGCAGGCACAGCCAGGAATGGTTACTTATATTACTGGTGTAAACAATATCGGACATCACGGTGCAGAAACAGAAGAAATCTTTGAAATGGGTAAGGAAGATTTACAATGGGCACTAAACTGGCATAATACTTATTTTGCTAACGAAAAAGGTGTTGATGGTGGTTTTATTCTTGCATTTGGTCGTTTAAGTGCAGAAGCTCGTGATGAGAATGTTGAACTTACTCCCGAACTTGAACTTGATTTATATAATCATATTCGTGCTACTTACGGAAGCCCAAAAGGATTTCATGCAGACTGCAAAACTAGACTCAAGAAATTTCAAATTGCAAATAATCTTAAAGATTCCTGGTCTGATTCCTGTCTTACTCCTATTTTAATTATTGATTATCTAAATGCGGGCGGACAATGTGCTGTTCCTCAAGTGAAAGGCATGACAACATATGGTGGAATCTAATTTAGATTATTACTTTTACCTTTGGCGTAATCGGATTGTGCTAGATGATGATCTTATAGTCACTCGAACCTGTTTCGGAATTACTGGCAATCCGTTTGGCCCAAACGGTCGTCTCAACGGATACGAAGGACACAACGGAAAATTAATTCAGTTTGCAGATATGTGGATTGGTCCAAAACGTCCTATTAAAGATCTTGAAGACCATATAAAGGCAGAATTCTATGATTATGCAGTCACGGGCCATTTAGGATTTAGATACGAATGGATAAACGAAGAAGTCGAGTACGATCAAATTAAATCTTGGGTAGAGTGGGAAGTTAGTGGACATCCAAGCATTAGCAAATATGTAATAGTGTAAAATTAACAACCGTTGACCAAAAATGCCCGTTTTGCTATAATAATAGAGTAGTAAAGCGGGCATTGCTTTTGTAGCAACTAGTTGTTAAAAAGTAACCGTTGCACATAATTCCCCGTTTTGCTATAATGTTTGTACGTTAACTAATAAGGAGTCGTAAATGTCTAAACTTTTTACTTTTGCCGGCACTTGTACAGAAAAAGGCGCTACTGTTTACAAATTTGCTAACGACGCTAAACGTGCCAAAGCATTAGAGCGTTTTGGTTGCACAGATGTTAACATGATTGAGCTGCCGTTTGCAATGGGTAAAGAAGCGGCTGTTGATTATCTTGGTACACAAGGCATTACAGCAGGCAAAATGCCCCGTGTTGCTAAAACTGCAACTGTTGCTAAAGTAGCAAAGGTTGCTAAAACTGCAACTGTTGTTAAAACGGCAAAGCGTGTTGGCGACAAGCCGCGCAAAAATCAAAGCCCAGAGGATTTTGCTATTGCATGGTTTGCAGACAAAGAAGCTCGCGTTAATGCAAAATTTGGATTC